AATAATCGTTTCTTTTGTCATTGTTTCACCCCTTGTTTTTGTTTATAGTTCATTAATTTTTAATCATAGCCATCGCCATAGCCAGAGCCATCGCCAGAGCCAGAGCCAGAGCCATAGCCAGAGCCATCGCCAGAGCCATAGCCAGAGCCATAGCCAGAGCCAGAGTTTAGTTTTTCCATACCTTAACTCCGTCTAAGTTTGACAACGCTTTCTGAGTAAGCGGTATCGTTTCAATCACATTAACAATTTCGATGGAATTTACAATCATAGATATTTTAGATTGTGAAGAGTCTTTTACCCCTTCCATAGCTAATTGAGATAACGAAGCTGCTCCATACCAGCACCATATTCTTCTTGAGTTTAAAAGTGTTACAACCTTACCAGATTGTGTAAATTGCTCGCTTTTCAAATATCCGTAATGAACCCCCGAAGCATACGACCTAATTAAAACAGGCTGTAATCCATCTGTTTTTTCTGCTATTTGATTTAAACTTCCCTTTTTCACATACTCAACACCGTTGATTGTGATCGTTTCGATTGTATCTTGTTTTTCAGCCATTTTGATTCTCCTTTTTTTTATATTTCTTTTTAATCGTATATATTATTTTGTGTTAAGCATTATAATACTCCTTATTAGCTTTGATTATAGCGTATATCTGCTTAAGCGAGTCGTAATCCATTTTACTCCACCTGACCCTATTCGTCATAAATTGAGTGTATTTCTGTATTGCGTATTCCTTTTTAATTACATCATTTTCCAGATAATACGAATATGGACTCCATGCCGGACTGGGACTTATTTCCACATAATTCGCCTTCGATCCTTCTTTTATATCTATCCTATATTTACCTTTTTCCGAAAATGCGAATTTCTCTGTTACCCGTATTATAGTATCTATGCCGTAATACTGTCCCCTGCTTTCTGAATATATCCTGTCGCCTACTTTTAGCTTATCCATTATCTGTCCCTCTCCATTATATTGCTTGGGCTTATATCACCGTAATCCACATCGCCCTGGAACTCAGCATAACTCATGCCGTCGTGTTCAGCAGGATCGTACTTACCGCTTTTAAACGATTTCATAAAAAACTCCCTCAGCCTGTTATCCATGTCAGATTCCCGTATCCGCCTGCCCGTGTTCTTTATCTTTCTATGGCATTTCTTCATGTTGCGACCTTTGTTATAATTTTCTTCAGTTCTTGATCGTATATTTTTTTACTTATCAACATACCAGAACAATATCTATAACCATTTCTGCCATCTGCCGAACATACATAATCTTTCTGAATTGCATTCCATACTCCATCGCTTTTCTTTTTATATTCTTTACCACAACTCCAACATAACATTTTCATTTTTAATATCCAATTTTAAATTTTTAAATAATTATGTATTATCTACTTTCCTTTTAACAAACTGACCCTTCGCACTCCTGAATCGCCCGTAATACCGCTTCCAGCTTTCCTCGCTTGTATTTCCAATATGGCAAAACTCTTTGTGCGTTTCTACTGCATTTTTCTCTAATGTGCAGAGTTTTGGAACAACTAATCTAGCTGATCCTACCTTATATACTCTATTCTTACTCATCATCTTCACCTAGCTTTCTTATCATATTCTCTAGCTCTTCCCGATACTCGCTTATCGTCTTGAAACGAGAATCCCTGCCTTTAATACTAATATACTTATCATACTCCGTTGTCAGGAACTCTAGATAATATCCAATCACCATGTTTTCAGTCGGTTCTATCATATTTCCGCTATGCTCGCCATATAAAACCATTCCTGCATTACTCGCAAACCCGTAGCCCATTTCCGCTACCCATTTATTAAACTGATCCATTACATACCCCTTATATAATGTATAAACAACGATGCCGATAACAGGAAGCCCATTGGTATAAAATTATAAATCGTGTATTCATACTGATTCTTGCTGTTTAAAAATACATTTACTATGCCACTAATCAAATTGCCTATACTCAGTATTGATATTATAAGAAATAGTCCCCATAATATACATTCGATTATTATTAACATCATTCGTACACTCCTTTTATTTATGGTAAGTTAATTACTGTTTGCCAATTTCACAATGATAAATGTCATACATTTCTTAAATATTTATTGCACTCCTCAACAAGACTTTTATTCCCCGAAACATATTCTACACGATCAAGCATACCGCCTGTATAAAGTAATATGTCCTGATCGCTCTTTATACATACATACCGGGTCTTCCTATCGGCAGTCCAACCCATCTTCCTAAAACATTCCCACTCGAGGCCATGTTCCCGGCAGTACCGCTGGTAGTCGTTGAAATTGGAGCAGATTAACGCTATGATTTTCATTTGTGCCTTCTCGCTTTTTAAGGTAATATATCATATCTTTATAAATATTACAATGATTTTTATCATACTTTGCCGTTCTCTGAATGAATTTCCAAAATTACCAGTGTGGTATTTTGTAACCACCCATTCCCTTCTATATATATAAGGGTTGCCCGATAATGCCCCAAATCACGAGAATTATCAGCCGTTTATGCGATCTATCCGCCAAATATGTCCGCAATTATGCGATTCCGTTATTATTTAATCGTGCCAACTAACTATTCAGACATTCAATAGTTGTTCCCTTAATCGTTTTTCCAGATACCCTGTGGGGTTTATTCCAACTACTCGTATTATTATTGTTAATTAAGTAACTTGGCGTACATATAATCTAACTTATTATACAGATACAGGCTTGTTTCTTGTTCCCTTTTTCAAAAATCCCGTGGGTGCTACTGCGACTACCTGACCGAAAGTACGCCCTGCCCTCCAAACAGGGGGGGGCATCGCTTAAATTATAATCATTACAATTAAATTATACAAGTTTACATAATATTTATTATACGACATCAAAAAATCAAAATATAGGCTTGTAATGATATAAAAACATAATCCGATCGAAAAAATTATCCTGGTTGTCAGTAATTGTCAGAAATCTTCAGAGTGTTAATCGTGCCTAAACACTTTTTTAATAAAATCTAAATTATAATCATTACAATTTAATAATAAATACTATTTACGCACTAAATTATAATCATTATAATTAAAAGGGGGCGTTTTGATATTTTAATTGAGAAGCTGTTTTTTTTTCTCGTATTGTAAAAAATGAAATACACACATATATAGAATGCGTTTTGCATTTGGCATTGTTGAAAATATTATGGTAATATTGGCGTGCCTAGTGATTAGCATAGTTAATAGATAGTATATACACTATATAAAATCTATATAAAGATAATTTTTATGATAGTGTCAAATGCAAATATATATATATAATATTATTATTATGTAATTTACAACACGCTTGTTTTATTAGAATTAAATAATTGTTTTAAATTCCGCACTTTTAAACTTTCGAGTCGCTTAACTTTTTAATCAGCTAATCATTATTTTATTCGGTCGCTTAATTTGCAAGATCATATATATATAATGAATATCTATATAATATAATAAGGTTAAATAATAAGATGTATGAATAACTTAATTTGATTAAATAGTTAAAATAATACTTGACATTGTGACTTTTTATAGTTATATTGTACTTGTAAATTAAAATTAAAAAACGGGAGTAAAAAATGAAAAAACAAACGCAACATGAACGCAACAAGTCATACAAGCAATATATCCTTTCTTGTATTGACAGCGAAGCTTACGAGGTAACAACAACAACGGAACAAGAAAAAATTACTTTCTTGTTTGAAACATTTAAAAAAGAACATTGGCAGAAAGATCATCAGAAATACTATGATGATGATATTAAAAGAAGTTTTACGGACTGGTTAAGAGGATTACCTTCAGTTTTTACTATTGAATTCGAGAACTACAAGATCATCGAACTTGCGGAAAAAATAAACGGTGAAACATACGAGACAGAAAAAAGTCAAGATAAAATACTAAATAATTACTGGCGGTTTATTACAAATCATTGTTTTATGATGTTTTTTAAATATAACTTATTGGAGGCTTAAAATGATGTTTATAATCCTGGTGCTGTTCGGACTGTTTTATATGTACGAGCGCAAAAACTAAACAAGATCAAAACAAAAAAAAACAAAAAAAGTGAGGATTGAAATGAGTACAAAAAAAACAACAATTAAAAGCTACCTGCCGGCATTCAGTGGTTTTTATGGCAGTTATTACGAGTCAAACGATGAAAGTTTTGTGGACTCGGAAGTGGATTACATAAACGAAGAGCGCGCAAAACATAAACTGTCTGAATTGCCGGCCGGCGTTATATCTGAAGTTTTGTATAATGCAATCGATTACAGCGCATATTACAAAAAATGCGCTGAGTTAATCCATACGGAAGTTGAAAGTCGCTTAATAAATAAAGGTTATATTCTAGGGTCTAAATTTGATAATCTTTACAGCCCGAAAGAGTACAATTTTCACAACGACTCAATAAATTGTACCTTTGAATTAGGACTGGTTCAAAAAAACAAAATAACAAAAGATATATTGAATAATCTTGACAGTTTTAAAAAGTATTTAGAAAATCATTTTAAAAGCCGTTCTGGTTTTATTTCTTTTTATCCTTACGAAGTTGAAAATTGGATTAGCGGAAAAAAATTAAATATAGAATGTTTTGAGAATGCAGTCCGTTTTAATGCGTTACTAGATTTTTTATTGTTATTAGATGGTGAAGAAATTGAAAGTTATATATATGAGAATGTAAACGGTAATATATATATGAGTGAATTTATTGAACCTGGTATATATAACAAATTAACTGAACAAGAATATTGTAATAATTGCGGAAAGTTCAAAAACGAATGTATTTGTAAAGAATTGAAAGTAAAAAAAGCTATTGAAGAGAAATATAAATATAACGATAAACCAATAATATTATTTTTAAGTCAAAAGGATAAATCAAATGAAAGTAAAACCAGTAATAACATTAACAATCAAAACACTCTTAATAGTAGTAATATTAAGTAGTATTGTAATATTAAACTACATAGCTTATAATATGATTACAAGCGTTTGGATTGAATAATGATATATAATAGCTTAATAGGTTAGTTTGTGAGTTAATAGCGTTAAAACAAGTAATAAACGCAAATAGTATAAATAGCTATAAAGGGGCATAAAATGAGTATAACAAGATATATATAAACGGCGGTTCCTGGTTCCGAAGTCCAAACTTGACTTTATAAGCTCTTATATAATTGACTGGTATGATAAATTGATTAAAGATATTAGTATGATCTAAAAGTATTAAAGGATATTCGCAAAAACATTTAAAGGATAGAAATAGAAAAAGGCTTAAAGGATAAAAAACAAGATCATCTAAAGGATCGAAAAGTAATTAAAGGAGAAAGAAAATGGAAAACACAAGAAAACAAATTAACTACAATCAGATTGTAGGAATTATCGGAAACGATATTTATATGCTGGATTATACATTCAGCGACGGGAAAGACTTTAAAGGAGCAACGGGAACGGTTTTTAATCTCGTTTCAAAAGAACAGTACGAGGAAACAATGGATAATCAAGATGATTTATTTCTTGACATGTGGAAAGATGCAGTCGCTAATAATACTACTGAACAGTCTTTTAAAGATTGGTTTAATGATATAAGCGACGACGAAAAACTTGAGATAAATTTTGACCAGTCGTACAGCGAATATCACGACGAAATCAGAGAAATAATGAATGTATCTAAAGAAGACTATCCTGTAATTTGTTGTACTGGAGGAGGTCGTTGTTTTAAAAAGGGTATGAAATTTGACAAAGTTTTCAATAAAAAATTGATTGCCGAAATTAACAAATTTGAAAAGTAAGCAAAGTAAGAAAACATTAAAAAGGAGTGAATCGTGAAAAAATCTGAATTTATTAAAAACTATATCCTGCCTTATATTGTGAAGACAGACAAGCCATTTAACAGAGCTTTGTGGAATGAACAAATTGATTTCTGTATGAGATCAGAATTGATAAGTAAAAAAGCAGGCAATTGGACAAAAGAACCGAAAAGGTATTTTGGAGAAAACGATTAGTATATATATAAGGTATATACGAGAAGGCTAAAAAGTAAATAAAGGAGGTTCTTAAGTGGATTACAAGGCTCTAAAAGCTAATAGGCTAATAGTTAAAGGATTTTTACAGCAAAGGATCGAGGCCATGCAGAAAGAAGGGCTTGATCGAATTAAAGTAATTGATTACTACAAGGATTTACTGGAAGAAATGAAGCAAGAGAAATTAGAGCTAAAAAGTGAATAAAGGAGTGTTAAATGCAAACGAAACAATCTAAATATTACGAGGATCAGGCAAACAGTTTGACAGGCAAGGATCGTGAGAGGGCATTAAGAGCGGCACAAAATCATTTACAGGGCAGTTCAGACAGTTTTTTAATAGATTACTTAAGGATACAAGACAAGATAATAAATTGCCTGGAAGTACAGATAAAAACGGAAAAGGATAAATACAAGATAGCTGAATCAAGCGTGTAGAAAATCAAATTAAAGGAGTAAATCATGGGAACGAGAAATTTAACAGTAGTAATTGACAAAGCCGGAACGCTGAAAATAGCGCAGTACGGCCAATGGGATGGTTATCCGTCTGGACAAGGCAAAACAGCATTAGAGTTCTTACTTGCGAATCCGCAATTTGAGAAAAAACTGGAAAAAGTAAGATTTCAGACAGAATCAGATACGAAAGAATTTGAAAAGTTCTTAAAGGATATAGGATCGAAAGACGGCTCTTTTAATGGCAAGCAATACGACGCTTATAAAGCCAAATATGCGCTCTTAAGCAGAGATAACGGTGCAGGCGTGCTACAAATGATAAATGACTTAGAGGAAGACGCATGGCTTGAGAATCGTATCGAATTTGCGAATGACAGCCTTTTCTGCGAATGGGCTTATGTAATTGATTACCAAAAAGGCACATTTGAAGTGTACCAGGGTTTTAATGAAAAACCGCTAAATGAATCAGACCGTTTTTACAGCGAAACAGAGGGTAAATATTCAGGCGTGAAATTATTAAAAAGCTATTCATTGGATAATTTGCCAAGCGTGGAGGTTTTCTTAGCTGAATGTAAGGAAGAGTAAAAGGTCGAAAAGTATTTAAAGGATATTATTATGAAAGAATACGATACCAATTTGCAAGAGCTAATTGTTAAGCTGAATACAAGGAATCCTATTATTAAGAGGAATAGCGTACTTTTCAGAATGTATAGAAATAGATTATACGCTATTCTTCCAGGACAGAACAAAATAGTGGATCAAGCCGGAATCGTATTATATATGGAAATAGGCGATCTTATCCGAAACAGCAAGCCTGCCACAAAAAACGAGTATAAAGGATTTTACGAAAAACTATTAAAGGAGGATATTGGGCTAATAGTAGTGAGAACGCTTAGTTTATGTGATTTAATTAAAAAGGATTAAAGGATAAATTAAATTAAAGGACGGTGTGAAATGAAAAACGAAAAACTATATATTTGCAGTAATGCTGAGAATTGCAGGAAAAAATCATGGTGCGATCATGGGAAAGCCCATAAATGCAAGAATACATCGGAGCATTGCTACAATGAAAGTAAATGTGTACTTGTAAAACAAGGAGCTAAAAATGAAAACTAAAAAACAGATAATAGCCGACATCCAGGCGCAATGCCCAGAATATACGAGAATAAGCATTGACGCTAAAAAGGATAGTGAAGTATGTTGTTCTATATGGGCAATGCCTGTGAGTGAGATCGGAAAGCATGGTAAGAATGTGAAAAATGCAAGAAGGATACAAATAGGTTATTATAATCCTGCATTACAGAGCTGGAGTGTTAAAACATCGTTTGAACTAATCAAAGGAGCTTCCAATGAAAGCAATTAAAGGATTTTTACTTATAGGCGGATTAGTAGCAATAGTAATTACTCTGCTGATGGCTGAACCGACAATGACAAGTGTATTTATTTACTTAGCGAGTTGTATAGTAGTATTGTGGGTAATATTTGATGGGTATAAGTTGGATCAGGAAGGAAAATTCGATAAGGATTACAAGGAAGAATAGCGAAATTGCAAAATCATCTAAAGGAGTAAATATGCCTTACAAGCACGAAACAAACGGGATAACGCTTAAATCAATTAAAAAGGATAGAAGGATTAAATTAAGCGATCAGGACAGGTTAGATATAGTAACTAAATATTTGACTGGCTTGTATTCGATAAGAGGCTTAGCAAGAGAGTATAAAGTAGATAAGCGGTTAATCCAATTCATTCTATTCCCAGAACGGTTAGAACGGGCAAAAGAAACATATTATGAAAGAGGAGGCTATAAAATATATTACAATCGGAAAGAGCATTCAGAAGCGGTAAAGCAAACAAGAAGGCACAGGCAGGAAATATTTAAACAGACTAAAGGAGATTAGTATGACAGAATCAGAATGGAAAATAAATGCAATAGTCGAAGTAACTTATAAAGTAAGTGTTCGAGCTGATAATGAAGAAGATTATCAAGATTGCCTAAAACATTTAGGTAATATGCAGGAAGTAGGCACTATTGCAAGTTACGGCATGGGGCAATGGCGAAAATACGAAGTATCTGAAGTAAGACAAGTATCTAAAATAACAAAAAACTAAAGGAGATTAGTATGAAAACAAGGCGTAATTTATCAGGCATATATGTCAGAACGGAAAAAGGCGAGAATGTATGCTTTGAGGACTTGTCTGATGAGGAGCAATACGCTCTACTTGACAGCAAGCCAGACTGCTGGAAACGGTGCTTAATCACGCAATTAAGCAAAGTAATAAACGAGATCGGTGAAGCATTCGACATATTAAAGGAATTGGATTAAAAGATTGAATTGTATGACAAAAATCATTGCAGAAAGTTAATAATTAAGCTAAATTACAGGAGTTAATAAAATGCTTACAAAGGAAGAAATGCGGAATCAATCAGATAGCGTAATTAAGGCTAAAGGAGAATGTCCAGAAGGTCTGATGTGCTGGCATTGCTTCTATACGCAAATAACGCAAAGCAGTTATCTGTGCAATAAGGAAAGCAGGCTAAAAATGGCAAATAAAGTAAAGGAAGGCAAATATGACAAACAGACCTAATCGCTGTATAAATAAAGAATGCGAGTATAATGATCCCAATTATATATGCGGATGTGAATTATATACTTGTAATACTATAAAGGAATGTAAGGATGTAAAGGAGCAGTCAAATGAAAAAAGTAATAGCTAATAACAAATCAAACAATGCTGTAATTTTCCAATTTAATACAATGAACGAAGCGGCAAACTATTTTGGAGAAAGCTATAATAATCTGCGTAATGCTCATTTCAGGAAAGGCGATAAATTCGAGTATAAAATTACAATCGAATTTACTATATTAGCGGATAAGAAAGGCGAAATAGCGAAAACTACTGAGATTACGAAAACTACTGAGATTGCGAAAATTGTCAAACCTGCTAAGACCACTGATCCTGTTATTGAGCCTGTTAAAACTATTATATCTGACGAATCCATAAGTAAATCAAATGAATTAAAGGATATAGCAAATGTGCTTGATGACGATTTGGAGGATATAAGCGAGAATGATGAATATATTGAGAAAGAAGAATCTGACGGTAAAGGCGAATCTGATGATACCGAAAATGACGAAATCATTTAAAGGATATAGCTTTCTGTTTGCCGTTGATATAACCCGGAAGCCGTAAAGAAAATTATAAGCGGAGTGAAAGTATGGTAAAAGATAAATGCAAGTGGATTGACGGAAAAGATAGTTCGACATTAATAGACGAATATGAGAGAGAGTTAATAAGATTTTCTCATTATAAGAAAAAATGTGTCGCTTATCACATGTTTGGTGGCAGCTTGCGCTTTTTAATTAACGAAAATTTAATAAATAAGCTACCAATCCACGATGCAAAAAAGTATATAGAAACTCAAATAGAAATATTTGTAGAACTAATAACCTAAGAGCTTATAATTTTTAGGCTTATGGTTTTATCGGTCACAGGCTAAAAGCGTAAAACGGAGCGTAAATCAGCATGAACAGAATACAACAAATAATATTCCCAGTCAAATGAGTAGGTTGTTTTTATGTCATTTTGCCGTTGTTGAACGAAGTATAGATAATTGAGGAGAATTTGCAAATGGAATTAAATCAAGTATATCAAGGTGACTGCTTAGAGGTAATGCCTCTGATTCCAGATAAATCAGTAGATATGATTTTATGCGATTTGCCTTACGGTACTACTGCGTGTAAGTGGGATGTAATAATTCCGTTTGAGCCACTTTGGGCGCAGTATAAGCGGATAATAAAAGACAACGGGGCTATTGTATTGACAGCAAGCCAGCCTTTTACTTCGGCTTTGGTGATGAGTAATCCGAAAATGTTTAAGCATCAATGGCAGTGGATAAAAAATAGGCCGACAGGAGCGTTCGGCGCTCAATATATGCCAATGAAAGCGAATGAAGATGTTTTAGTATTTGGAATAAATAAGGTTAAGTATTACCCAGTAATGACAAAAAGAACTGAAGACGAATACAAGAAATGTTATCGCAAAAACGACAGTAAAAGTTGGGGTAATAATATTCAGAATCATCGGAATAATTTGATAATAAGAAAATCAAAAGCCGAACAATGGTATAAGTATCCAACTAATATATTACACATCAATAAAGACGATAAAAGAAACGGCACGCAACATCCCACACAAAAGCCTGTTGAACTTTTCAAGTATCTTATCCGCACCTATACCAACGAAGGCGAGATCGTTCTCGATAACTGTGCTGGAAGTGGCACGACCGGATTGGCTTGTTTGGAAACAAATCGCAAATATATCTTGATAGAAAAAGAGGCAAAATACTGTGAAATTGCAAGAAACCGAATACAACAATTCGCAAATTCTCAAACGGAAAGGTTGTTTAACCTATGAAGTCTCAATTATCGTTAAGTATTTCGATCAACGGAAAACTGAAAAAAGAGGGAACTATGCGCAAGGTGAAAAGAAATAATGAGTTGAAAATACCAAATAAAGACAGACAGATGAACGATGCAATAATAGACCCTGCATTTTTCAATTGTTATGCGAAGGAATAATGAGGTTTTAATGGAGATAAATAAGATATACTGCGAAAGCAATCTCGACACTATGAAGCGGATGCCTGATGCGTTTATAGATTTGACAGTAACAAGCCCACCTTACGATAATCTTAGAGTTTACAACGGCTTTAGTTTCGATTTTGAAGCAGTCGCAAGAGAATTATACAGAGTAACAAAACATGGCGGAGTTGTGGTCTGGGTGGTCGGAGATGCTACCATAAACGGAAGCGAATCAGGAACGAGTTTTAAGCAAGCCTTGTATTTTAAGGAAATCGGATTTAATTTGCACGATACAATGATATATGCTACAGATAAAATGCCATTAAATCATAACAGGTATGAGCAGAATTTTGAGTATATGTTCGTGTTAAGCAAAGGCAAACCGAATACATTTAATCCAATGCTTGAAAAATGTCAATACTATGGAAATTCACTCGACCGGCCAGAGACAGAAAAAGGAAGTCGGTCTCAAAATTCTGCATTTAGGACCCGCCGGAATACTATGACTGTTAAAGAAACAAAAATAAAGTATAATATATGGCATTATAATTCAGGAGGATCCCATACAACAAAAGACAGCGTTGCCTTTGAACACCCTGCAATATTTCCTGAAAGGCTTGCTTATGATCATATAATAAGCTGGAGTAACGAGGGTGATTTAGTTTACGATCCGTTTATGGGTAGCGGAACTACTGCGAAAGCTGCGATTGCTTCTAATCGAAACTACATAGGCAGTGAAATCAGTGAAGAATACTGTCAAATCATTAAGAAAAGACTGCATCCGCTGTTAAATAACCTATTTGTTCAGGAAGAGAAAACCGAATGTTAAGTTATTTCGCACAACAACGGGAAAAAGGAAATACAGCCTTTTCGACCTTATCCAAAATCTTGAAATAATAGTAATTTAGAAGCAGTGTAATAACCCTAAAAAACGGAGGTATGATGCAAAAAAAAAATCAAATTATCAAAAGGAGCAAGAAATGGATAAATTATTTGAAGAGCGAGAAATATTTAATAAGGAACGACCTGAGTTTTTAACAGATGAGCAATTAACTCAAATATACAAAGAAATGGCAGATGAGATAATTGCTGAAGACTGGTCGAATAGCGATCCTGCGGAAATAATAATAGATTTGAAAGACGCTAATTGGCACGACAGCGGATTTGAGATAGCAAAGGGTATGGATAATAGCTATAATGCTGATTATAATTTTACAGGTGATTTTATTAACTGGCTTGACGATATAGATCATTTCAGACGGGATAAAATAGAGGAAAATGTAAGAACATGGGTCAAAGCGCATAATATACAGCCGAAATATAAAATAGGCGATAGAGTGTTTGTTAAAAAGGATTTAATGATGTCGAAATATCCTAAAGGCGAATATTATATTACAGGCTATCATAAAGACATAGCTAAATATACAATCAATAAAGAGAATAAACCAAATTGCGGTCTATTAGTTGAATACGAGGAATTGGAGGGAATTTGCGGATCGTTGGTAATTCGATAAAATTCGCAATATGAAATAAATAATATTTGACAAATTATTAAAAATTGCGTAAATTGAATTGAGGTAAGAATGTATATACACGAAGGAACGAAAATAAAATTTAAAGCAGAGCAGAAACGCTATACAGTGCAATGCTTTAATGATAGATTTATTATATGTACCAAACCATTCAATGCAGTCAAATCGGTTCTATACAGCATAATAGATTTAAAAGAAGGAATCAGAGGTACAGACAATCTGATATTCTGTATGGGCTATGAAACTAAAGAGCAGTGTAAATGGTCGTTAAAAATGCTTGAGAAGGGCGAAATGGAGATAAGCTATCGGAATCGTATTCCTTTAGATATAGAGGCGATAGAAAGTTATGTAATGGATGTTAATATTGAATTTATTAAAGAGGCGACTAATGTATAAGTCGAAACGGATAAACATACCAATTTACGACAGTTTTCTCGAAGTATGTATTTGCGATGATACTAAGGAGTTCAATAAGAAAAACAAATGCGATGTTAATGTGCCGGACTTATTTGCATTCCAGACTAATTTAGACAAGAAAATCAATGGGCATTTAAGAACTGTTTTCTTCGTAGTATTCAATCCTAAGAAGAATATATCGGATGCCGATTTCGTGCATGAAAGCTACCATGCTACTACCGAATTATTAGACGGTCTTGGCAGTAAGCCAGACATAGACAATCAAGAGCCACATGCCTATTTGCAGGCTTGGATGTTTAGACAGATACAGCAGACATACAAGGAGTTAATGGATAGTTTAAATAAATGTACTAAAATAGACTAAAAGTATATTTATAAGGATTAAAATAAACTAAAGGACTAAATTATGGATAAAATACGCACTTGCTTAGAGTTGAGAACAGTAATCTTGAAGAAACAATGCGAGATTGTTAATGCAGATTTTGAGAAATTAGATTTTACAAGCGCAGAATCAAGATGGTTTATGCTCTATTCGTGGACTAAAGAGCAGGAAAACGAATTTAAACAATGGCTGATTTCATTCTTAAAAGAATTACCTAAAGGCGAATATTACCAATTAAGCCATTATTCGAGAAATAAAAGCAATTTGGCTAAAATAGCTGAAGAGTGGTGTTTCAATTACGGGTGGACTTACACGAAAACATAGCCAAAATGTCCAGTAAAATGCACAAAAAACTGGACAAATAGCTATTATATGACAAAAATCATAGCAATCCTACGAAATCCGTAGTATATTGCAAGAAAATTAAAGGAGAAGAAACGATGACTAATCCAAATGAAAAAATCACACCAACTAAAGAGCAAATATCAAATGAAATCGCAAGTATCATTGCTTCTGGTTATTTTGAAAATTATGAATTTGACGACGATGCCGATGATGACGAAAATGCTTCATATATAGTTGACAGATTCGATGACGAAAGGGTTACAATCGAAATAGTTGACTATATAATGAAATTGACTGAAAACAAAGAAACGATGAAATCAGAAAATTTAAGTTACTTAGAACTTCAAGCCTTTGGAGAAAAATACCATAAAGAAATGTTGGAAGGCAAGAAATCTATTATTGTAGGTAATACCTATTATTATAATAGATCAACAAATGGTATTAGCTTGCGAAAAGTAGTTATTAAAAACATTTTCGGTGATTATGCCAATTATTGTGAATGCGAACAATGCAAAGCAAGGATTGGAACTGCGGATGAATATATGAAATTCGATAATGCAATTCATGTTGATTCGCTTTATGAAACGATAGAAGAATTATCAAAATCACTGCACGAAAAACTTGATGAAGAAATAAATTGTTTTATTAAAAATCAGGAATGCAAATGAGCATAGATAAAGATAGAAAATTCGTATATATAGCATGGATTGTATGTTTATGTTTTTGTGCTATAGCTATGTTGTTCTTTTTGATTTTGGAGTTTATATGGAAATAATTTTAACAGTAATAATTTTAACAGCAATAATAATATTTTCAACATTTTTAGTCGCATGGCTTGAAGGCAAATGGCAAGATGATTATTGGTTTGAAGAGCATGATGACGGTACTGATTTTTACGAATAAATTAAATACGAGGAGATGAATAATGGAATCGTTAAAAGAAATAGATAAGTTTTTAATTGAATACTTTAAGAAAAAGGGTTTTAAAATTTAGAAGCTATAATCGAAAAAAGCAAACAAGTAATTAAGGAGTAATAATGCACGAAATGACAACTGAGCGTAAAGGCAGATTCACGCAATTTTTAATGAAAGGCAGGACAATAGAGGAAATGAGCGAATTGGCCGACATTATGCTTGAGGAACGCAGGTGCGCTTTCTATAATATAATCGAATTTGCTCTATCTAATAACTTGCTAACATTATCAGACAATATGACAGCCGAACAAATACTCGATAAATATAATAGGAGTATGACTAAATGACGATTTTTCGTTTTATAGGAGCAATTATAGCGATTATGATGATAGCAGGTTTTTTGGCAAGTATATATTTAGGATATTACTTGCAGGCTATTATTTTGTTTCTGCTAATTGAATCTACTATCGTAGGCAATCAATTAAGACGAATTGAGAAAACAGTAAATACAATACTTACAAGCCAATATATGAATTATATTAAAGGAGAAAGTAATGCCAATTCTGACAATAAGTAATGCTGAATATCACGGAATGACTAAATATGAGGGCAGTTCTAAAGTAAGAAATGCGTATAAATCAATTAAGGAATATCTTAAGCCTCATGGAGAGCCGACAACCGATCAGAAATTCGGCACAATGTTTCATAGCTTCTTCTTAGAGCCTGCAAATTACGAGCGTGAATATTATTTTATTGAAATGAGCGAACGACCTAATCCTGATAGTACAATGACAGAAGGCAAAAATAAACAATGGCTCGCTAACCATAAAATAATAGCAGGCAGTAGGGAATTAGTCAAATCAGACAATCTTGAGCGGATGGAGGGTATGCGTGAATCATTATTAAGCTATACTAAAGGAGGTCGCTTCCCTGTACGGGAAATCATGGCTTGCAGTACATTTGAACAGTCCTACTTGATAGATGAGTTCAATGGTGTGTCAGCCAAATGCAGACCTGACATAGATAATGCGTTAGGATTGTGGGATTTAAAAACCTGCAAATCAGCAAGCGAGCAGGCGTGCATTAAGGCAATCGAGAATTTTCGGTATGACATACAGGCAGCGTGGTATATTGATGTATATGAGGCAGTTACCGGAATAAGAAAGCCGTTCTATTTTATGTTTGTAGAGAAAACCGAGCCATTTGACTGTTTTATAATGGAACTGAATGAGGATTGGATAGAAGTGGGCAGGCGTGATTACTTTAAGGCATTAGAACGCATAATTGACTACAATAAAACGAAACATATTAAAGGCTATATGGATTATATTGACGATATATTTGCAAAGCCCGAAACTCCGTATTGGGTACTGAAAAAGGCAGGTATGCTTGGCGAAGTGACATTGCCTGAATTAGTAAGTGAAGTATTGAGTGGTGAAGAAGATGATGATATTGAATATTAAGGAGATGAAATGTTTAATATTGACATGAAATATCTTATAAAATTTATAAGAAATAAACAAAAAATGAAAAAAAGTATTAAAAAGTTTTATAAAGAATACGATACTGAAAATAATTATTTTTATATGAATGAGCATACTTTTAATATAGCAAACAGATTCTTTAATATACAACAATATAAAAACCGATTCGACCCCGATATACCAAATGGAACTATTATAGTAATGAATATAAGAGATAATGGATGGGGATGGGTAACTAAAAAGGATTTTACAGAAAAATAAATAAGGAGCAACAATGAAATACGAAACCGAATCCAAAGAAGTAAAACAAGTAATTAGATTATTAGCTATTGATGCTGGATATGGTGATCCCGAATATACTAATGAGAATGAAATTGATTATAAATTCTGGGAAGACACATCTTATCAAAATAGCGTGATAATATTAGCAAGGCGAATAGTAGAATTGGAAGAAAGTTTAGATACACTACATGACGACCTGAATCAATTAAGTCTATTACTGCCAACAATAACTAAAGAAGAATTTGACGAAGAAAATAAATAAAGGAGTATTTATGCGACTAATAATTTTATTACTTGCATTTGTGTTCGTAATAGCTAAAAGTTACGAGCTTACAATCACAATCGAAACCGAAAGCATATCTGAAGCAGGCAAAGTTGAGAAAATAGTTTTAGACAGATTGAAAGAATACAAACCGGAAATCGAGATCAGAACAAACAATAAAATCTCTATGGATAGTTGTATATTCTTAAGTGATACACTAAGTTGGCACGAGCCGTATTATCCAAGAAAACAGCAAATAATGATAGGACATTAAATAAAAATAAGGAGTAACAAAAATGCTATTCACAAGTATCGTAACATTACCTGACAGATTGCCTGAAATAGGGAAAATCAAGATAGGTAAGAAAGGGAAAATGTCAAGTAACGGGTACAGCAGATTGCCCGAACGATTGGATCATTTCTTAATCACCACAAACGAGAAAGATGCCGATGATAATTTTGTGCTTGATGCGGAAATGCACGCTTTGTACGGTGATAAGCCGAAAGAACTGCCGATAAGACTGCTTTATAATGATATTGAGCTGAATTTCCAAAGCAGGTACTCAATTTACGAAGGAACAAAATGCGTCTGTGTAGGTGATGGCAAGCATTTTTTCAGACTGCACGGTAACGAATGGAAGCCATGCGAAGTGCCATTAGCTCAAATGCAGGCCGATTATAAAGGTAAGGATAAATGTAAAATGAATGGCACGCTATCCTGCGTGATCGAGGGCGCAAAGGTAATAGGCGGAGTATGGAAATTAAGAACAGTAGGTACTAATAGCGTGACTGCGCTAAAATCAAGCCTGAAATATCTGCAAAGCATTACGCAAGGCCAGCTTGCAGGAATACCGCTAAAACTTATACTTACCCCAAAAACCGTTACAATAGACGGTAAGCAACAAAAAGTACAAATAGCGAGTGTAGTATATGCAGGCTCGATAGTTGATCTGCAAAATAATGCAATCGAGATAATGAAACGAACTCAAATGCATCATAACAGAATACAGCAAATCGAAACTGAAGCTAAAGAATTATTGAAAATCGAAACAGACAGTTTTGACGAACATCCAGAAGATATAGTTTCCGAGTTCTATCCTGAGCAGATGGGTGATGAAGCAAGTGATGAAACAGTAACTAAGGTAAACGATATTAGCCTGCTTGATAAATTGAAACAATCTACTATTCCCAACAAAACAGAAAATGTGGACATAGTTGACAATGATCCTGCTGAAATGATCGAAGAAGCTGAGGAGGCGGAGCAGATTGAAATAGAACAAAAAGAAGAAGTTAAGCAGGAAGAAGTAAAAGTAAAGCCAACGGTAATAATCGAACCGCCAAAACCGATAGTCGAAAAAACACCTAAGAAAGACGAAGCTGAGAAATTGCAAGAAACCTTAGATGTACTGAAACAAAATGCAGAAAAGTCATTACAGATGGGATCAAGCAAAGAGTTATTAAAACAGAAAGAGGCTTCTATACTTGAAAAATATTCTACAAACGACTGGAGAGCATATTTAACTAAATTGTTCTTTACCGAAAATATGATTAAACAATTTGTTAAGGCGTATGGCGAGAATTGGGATATAACGAATAATACAGGCTTAGAGCAATTTAAGAAAAATGCAATGCAGTTCAGAAACGAAAAATTAGAAGAAATTAAGAAAGCTACTTACGATCTGTTAAAGAAATTCAAAGACACTGATATTGCTAATGATTGTGATAGCAGAATGAAAGATTATAAAAAAGACGATTTCAAGAGCTTTCTGGATATGTATAAAGCCTGCTTATTAACAGCACAGGGTAAAGCTAAATAAAATAACGGAGTGAAAAATGGCATCAGTAAACATAGTAGTATTATTAGGTAATGTAGGTCAGAAACCGGAAAGCAAAGTATCGCCAAACGGTACAGTAATGGCTAAATTCTCTTTAGCTACAAACGAGAAAATTAAGAAAGGCGATGTATGGGAAGAAAAGGCAGATTGGCACAATGTAGTCGCATTCGGGAAAACGGCTGAATATGCAAATAAATACATAGAGAAAGGTAATCGTGTGCATATAGAAGGTAAATTAAGCGTGAATCAGTGGACAGACGATAATGGCAATAAAAGGGTTTCAGTTGATGTAATAGCTCATAGATTAGTCAATCTGGACTATAATGCAGTTGTGGAAGAAACGGAGGTAGTATGATAGATATGATATTGAAATTTAAGAACGAAGGCGGATTGAAAGCTATTTACGAACCCGAATCAGCCGATGTTACGATAACAATGAGTTCGGAAAAAATGCGTGAATTATATTCTGAATTACAAGCTATATTCGGTAATGGCTTTTATTATAATAATCCTAATAATCCGTTCGTACAAATACCTATTTATACACCACCTGCTACATTATGGCCTACTTGGGAAAATACTTGCGATGCTGGAGGATCAGATGAAGCTAAATAGAATCAAATTGAGTAACTTTGCAGGCTTTACTGATTTCGATTGCGAGTTTGACGGCAATATAACAAGGCTTGTAGGTGTGAACGGATCAGGTAAGACTACGGTAGGTCTAACCGCAATTTGGGCTTGTATTAAAGGCATTGCAGAGAAGAATAAAGACGGTCAGCTTATAGGCGAACGATACAGGTTTATAGGGCATAACAAGAAAACAGCCGATATTATGGTCGAATTATACGATGAAAAGAAAAACAATGCTAAGGTAGTTATTACCAACAAAATTAGCAAAGACGGCAACAAAATCGAATTTAAGGCAGATGACAATTATCCGCTAAGTATAGATTGGCTGAATAATTTATTATCAGTAGCATTTCTATCTGCCAAGAATTTCTGTCAGCATAGCAGTAAAGAACAAGCTCTCTTGCTTGGCATAAACACAAGCGAGTATGACGATAAATTGGAAAAGGCTAAAGTAGAATATACGGTAATCAATCGGTCAATAATAAAATTAGGCAGTAGGGATGCGGTTACAAAAGTCGAGAAAATGGATTTAGGCGATTTATACAATAAGCGTGCAGTAATTGTTCAATTCAATAACGAAATCGCTGTAAATGATGCCAAACGGGCTAATTTAAAAGAATCTATAACTAACAGTGACGACAAGATAAAGCGATACGAATTAGAAATAAAGAAATTACAGGAAAGCATAGAAGCTGAGAAAGCTAATAAAATAGCCAAACAAGCTGAATTATCCGCCATACAGGAAGTATCGGCTAAATCTACTGCCGAAATTGATGAGCAAATTAAAAATATCGAAGAGACTAATAAGAAAGCCGATCTCTACGACAGTTATATTAAATGGCAGACTGAGCAAGTCGCATTATCGAAACAGCTATCTAAGAATAAGGCGGATCAGGATTTAATTATTAAGAACAGGTTAGCTTATATTACGGGCTTCCAATTCGGGCTTGACGATATTTCGGTTAATGATTATGGCGAGTTATTGTATAAGGATAGACCGATAAACGAGCCGTATTTTTCTAAAGGCGAGCTTGAGGTAATAGTAGCTAAATTATACGCAAGCAGGAATCCTGAACTGAAAGTACGCTTTATAGACGATTTCGAGGTACTTGATGAGGATAATCAGGAAAAACTTGTAACCGATCTTTTATCGTTAGGCTTCCAAATAATTACAGCGGAAGTAGGCAAGCAGGTAGTAAAGAATAATACAATTTTACTTAAAGAGTGTGAGAAAGTAGATAATTACGAGAATGAGTTAATTTAATAATAACGAGGTAAAAATGGAAAAGAAAATCAAAATCGGCAGAAATGAATTATGTCCATGCGGTACAGAACCGAGAAAGAAATACAAAAACTGCTGTATGCGTATGAATGAGAATGCAAAGCGTAATGCCGAAATAATCAGGAAGCGAGTTGAGCAGGAATTAAGAACTATCGTATTAGAGCGTAAGATGAAAAACCCGAATGTGACTTCAGATAAGACAGGCAACATACTTATATTCAATCTGAATAACGAGCCTGTTTTAAAAGCTAATTACGGCAAATTACCTGAAACGCTTAAAAGCAAGGCAGACATACAGGCAATAGCAGACTGCAATCCGCTCATAGATGTCAAACTGGAAAGAATCAAAAAAGACGAAATCGAGAAAGCGGAGATATTGGAGGAATCGCACGAGGCTGTAAATGACGAAAAATGACTTTATCGCTAAATACGATAATCTATTCAAAGGCGAGCAGAAGAAAAGGCAATTCCAATTTGATGTAAAATCAATGCTTGCAGAAGAGAAATTTAAGTGGGTAGTAGATCAGCAGGAAAAGGAAGCAGAAGACAGGAAGAAATTACTAATGGGCTTTGCGTATAGGAAAGATAATTTGTGTTAACCTCAATCGCCAAATATTACAATAGCCAAATCAAGCATATCGAAAAATATGTTAAATTGCGCAAATTAACCGATAGTATGATTAGCGATAATATTATCGGTTATGCAGGCTTTAACGATTTGCCTAATTTGCTCAAAATCATGCCTGCCGATAAATTGATTGAGTTCGGGATGGCTAAATTGAACGATAAAGGCGAGTTACGATGCGTTTTCTTTAATCGTCTGATGTTCCCGATAAAGTATTTGAATAAGATAGTAGGCTTTTCCGGCAGAGCGGTAACTAAAGAAGGTGAAGAGTACGGTAAATATATGAATACAGCCGAAACACCGTATTTTAAGAAAAGTCTTATCTTGTATGGGTTGAATACGCAGGCGATTCTGATGAAGCAATATATCATTATAGTCGAAGGTCAGATTGACTGCCTGCGTATGCACTCTATCGGATTTACTAATACAGTTGCTACTATCGGTACAGCATTGACAGTAGATCATATTGATTATTTAAAACACATAACCAGAAAAGTAGTTTTATTATACGATGGCGACGAAGCTGGCAAATTAGCCTGCATACGAGCGACAAAGTTATTTAAAGAAGCCGAATTGCGATACCCACGAATAGTTAATCTTCCTGATGAGCTTGATCCTGACGAATTTATACTTACTACCAATAACGCAAAAGAGAAATTGGGCGATTTGATTGAGAAAGCAGATTTAATTCATATACCTGTTGAGCATAAACGGGAATTAGTCAAGAAAGAATACGAGAATACGGACGATATTAAGGCTAATATAGTAGAAATAATAGATAGCATAATCGGTCTAAATAAGCATAATAAAGCTAAATGCCCATTCCACGATGAGAAAACAGCGTCATTCTCAGTCAGTCCTGCCAAAAAAGTATTCAAGTGTTTTGGCTGTGGCGCAAGTGGCGATGTAATAAGTTTCGTAATGAAGTATTACAATTTGAGTTATAGTCAGGCAGTAGATAAATTAAGGGGTAAATAATGGAAAAAATATTTTTATATGACTTGGAGACTACAGGAGTAAAATTCTGGAAGAATGGCGTGCATCAGATTTCAGGTATGATAATCGAAAACGGTCTTATAATGGAGAAATTCGACTATAAGGTTAAGCCGTACAAAGATGCGTTGATTGAAGAAGAAGCACTAAAAGTAGGTAATGTGACTAAAGAGCAGATTTTAGCATACCCTGAAATGAGCGAAGTGTTTTATAAGCTGGAAAGAATGCTTGGCAAGTATGTGGATAAATTCGATAAATTTGATAAATTCCACTTAATGGGATATAATAACGCAAGTTTCGATAATCAGTTCTTTAGGGCTTTTTTCACGCAGAATGCTACTACACCTAAAGAGGCTGAATACGGCAATTTCTTCGGGTCTTGGTTCTGGTCAGACAGTATAGATGTAATGGTATTAGCGTCTTGGTATTTAATGTCATCACGAAGTAATTTAGCTAATTTCCAGCAACGCACGGTAGCACGCTATTTAGGCATTGAAGTTGACGAAACTAAATTGCATGATGCGCAGTACGATATTGAGCTATGCTATGCGATTTACAAACATATAATTGAGAGGTCTTAAATGAAATTAGAAAACATATCATCTAATAGCGATGTATTAGAATATATCGAAGGCACGACTAATGACTTTAGAGATGGCGTATCAAATCAGCAGGAAACTAATCATGCCATACTTGATCTGTATTTACTTGGTGCGGCTCGTGCAATTAAGGCGGAGAATAAACTTGAGGCAATTAAGAAGTTATGCGATGCTGAAATCGTGGCATTAGAGAAAATTGACTGTAAGGTATTTAAGGGCATTATACAGCAGTTTGATTTAATTTTACAGGTAATAAACGATTCCGAAGATGTGCCATTTTGATAAAATTGGCTAAAATAACTATTGACAATTCGAGTAAAATTTGCGTAAATTAAATCATGTAAAAACCGCCAAACTAAAATGAGACCTTAATGCTTACACAACTCCATCCCAAAATTGACTATGAAATAGTTACGGACGATACGCCACTTTCTGAGGATGAACGCAAGGAAATATCTATCGGTCAAGGCATTTACGAAAAAGTATGCCATCTTATGAATTTCCCAAATGATATACTTTATTATACAGGTACTTATCAGACTATCTATATAAAACAAGATGCTGTTGATATATCTATGGAGATAATCAATTATAATAAATCCGACATCCATGCACTGCTTACCGAAGAGGAACGAGGCTATATGCTTAGATATATGCTCAGACACCGCAGGTTTCTCAGTAAGCCGTTTATATCTAAATACTGCTATCTTGCCGAAGAGAATAAATCATCCGAATCGGGCTTTACCATGCGTACAGACCTTGAAAATTTATCCACACCTGACCTGTATAATTCAATAACACGAGCTGAAGTGTTTACGAATTACTTTACAGGCGAGTTCAAGTGTTTCGTGCCGTTAAACCAAATAAATTCAGCAAGCAATTATAATCAGCAAATAAACGATGTATTACGCATAATATTCCCAGAAGATGAAGAGCGGAAAACAATTAAAGACTTTATGGCTTTATACGCTTTCGAGAACAGATACGGCAAGGCACGCCCGACACTCATAATGAATGGTGTGCGAGGTACAGGAAAGAACTTATTTGCCGATATTATACTTGCAAGCATATATAGAGGTCAGACAACCGCATTGCCGAGCAATTTTAAGACATTCAACGGTTTCCTTGAGAATAAATGCGTTGTCATTGACGAACAGACCAAATTGGGCGGAAATGACCCTTTATATCTATACGATTATATCAAGCGACTTAGCGGATCGAGATTTGCCGCAATTAACGAGAAGAATAAAGGTGTGAAAACCGTACTTACTGGAACTTATATTATTATCTGCACAAACGAACAGCCACTCCGCATCCGTGATGCGATTGACAGCCCGTCAAATAATCAATTCATAGTCATCAGAGCTAAAAACAGTAAAGTAGAGGCTTTGGAGAAATATAAACTTGAAGTCCAAAAATTAGGATTTTCTGCATACGAGGATTTTTTCAATTACGCTATGGGTTATTATGTGATGACGGAATTATTCGATGTCTATAAACAAATGAAATTAGAGAGTAAAACAAAAGCATTCCGATACGGAATGGAAATACCAATTTTTGAGGGGTTAAAACACATGATGGCACAATCAGTTACAAGTCAAGACAAAGAAATGATCCAATCTATAGAGGATTTATTAGAAAATGACAACAAAAGAAGTTATTTCCTTACAGATTCTATGGATGAATTATTTGACGAATTTGCGTTGCCGACAGCAGGAAACAAAGGCTTCTTAGCTAAGAAGCTAATAATAAGTCTTTGCAGTCAGCGCAAATGGAAAGTATCGGCATTTGAGATGTTTTTAGGCAGGTACAATTTAATTAAAAATGACTATATGAGGCGAGTAGTTAAAAGTGGCAGGACAATATCAGGCATGTTGATTGATGTAGATCGAGTAGAATATTTGAGTAAATATAACGCATGGTCAGGCTATCAGATAAGCAACTATAAGGAAAGTGATGATATTGTGATTAACGAAAGTATAGTGAATAGAGAGGTAGTAATTAAGCAGGAAGAAATAAACAATCAAATAAAAGACTTGGATTCATTAGGATTATTTAATTAAAAGGAGCTACCATGAAGTACATTTATATTTTAATGTCAAGCAAGCCGGATCAGACGCATATATACGGTGTGCATACTAAGCAATCTGAAGCAATACAACATTTGAGAGATTGTGTGGATGATAGGTTTAAGTGGAATACGAATGTAAGTAGTAGATATGTCCAATGCTACTATGACCCGAAAATTAGCAATTACGAATTTAGGGAAGAAATCGTACAGTACGACGAAAAAGACTGTGGCGAAATAAAGACAATAAGAGAAAGATTCACTATCTATAAATATCAGATTGATGGGAAGGATAGGACTTGACAATGATAGCCAGACCTTATCAAAATACAATTATTGATAAAGTATTCGCATTGATAGAAGAAGGCAAGATGCGTATTCTTGTCAATTTATGCACTGGGGCTGGTAAAACATTTATAGCTAAATGTATTATTGAGCATATACTTAAAACAACTAACCATTCGATAATGTTTTGTTGTCATCGCCAGATTTTAGTTAATCAGACTTTTGATAAAATGTCAGACTTATCACCAAGTGTAGTTATGGGTACTGATAAAAGATTAGATAAAGAAAATAGATTCCAAATAGTGAGTTTGCAAACACTAAAGAATAGAGATATTGCAGAACCGTATTTATTGATATTTGACGAAGTGCATGTGGGTTATTATGCTGATATAATACAGGATGTCTTAATTAAATATCCTAATAGCAGAGTTATCGGGCTGAGCGCAACCCCTGTTGATAGCAGAGGATACCTTCTGGAGAATTTCGATTCATATATAGATGATATTCAAATGCCTGATTTAATTCAAGCTGGCTATTTAGTTCCATTTGAAGTTTATAGCCCGATTTCACTCAACCTATCTGAAGTTAAAGTAAATAACGATGATTATGACCAAGTAGAGCTTGAGCAGGTTGTAATAAAGGAATGGTTGTTACAAACCGTAGTAAGTAATTATATTAAATACTGCGATAGTAAAAAATTTATTGCCTTTGCTACAACACAAAAGCACGGTAAGGCATTATGCGAAGTATTCAATCATCAGAATATCAAAACAGGATATATAGATGCTAATATAAGCCAAGGCGAACGAGATGCAATTCTTGCAAATTTAAAAGCTGGCACAATTCATGGCGTGGTAAATATTGATGTGCTAACTGCTGGTTTCGACGAACCCTCGATTGAAGCGATTGTGGATGCAGCCCCAACTCGTAGGATTGGAAAATATCTACAAAAGATAGGTCGTGGATCAAGAATATATCCTGGTAAAACTAAATGTATTTATTTAGATATTGGAAATAATGTTGAAACCCACGATATGCCGGATATTCGTAGGACTTTTAAGTTCAAACCCCTCATTTCAAAAGTAATTGACCGCAAGCTGAATTTAGAAAACATAGAAGAAAGACAGGCAATGCCGTCTGTAATAAATTCCGAAAAATTAGTCTATTTGCGTAAGATAGGGAAGCTACTCGACAAGTACGAGGGCAAGGTATATCGCAATGAAGCGGAATTACAGGAAGATGTCAACAATTATTTATCGAAGACTGGTTTATTCGCATTCCGACAGAACAGTGGAATGGCTAAATTCGGTGGTATGCTACAAAGTAAGCTCAAGGAATTTTTATATAAGAATGGCCATTTAATTCAGTATTCAGCTATGCTTGGCGCATTTGCTCAATTCGCTTCCCAAAAAGAATACTATGTGTGGTTTACATCTAAGTCCGGTTTGGCAGACAACAGCGTATTTTATAAAGTCGGCAGTCTGTTTTTCGGCATAGAATTAAAAATGCCGAAGGGTCACTTGACAAAACACCAAATGATTACACTTCCAGAGATGATCCGATCAGGAATATTATTATTCATAGCAGAGTCAGTCCACGATGTGTATGAAATAATATGCCATATAGAGAATAATGTAAATACAAGCGATTACGGTGTAACAATTAAAAATAGCATATATGATCTGCCGGAGCGACAGAAAGGATTGTATTACAAACATAAATTGCCGTTATACGAGATTAAGGGAAATGAGGAATTAGTATGACCTACGCAAAAGGCGGATATTACAAGGTAAAGAATCCTGAAGTAGATAAAGGAAATGACTGGGTTGCCGAAAGGTTAGCCAAGCCAGAAGCAAAGTGACCGACAATAATATTAGTAGGCGAAATGGAGCATGACCCAACGGCTAACGAGCAAATCAGAAAGCTAATCAAGCGGAATAATCTTGAAAGAATGAAATGGCTATATGGAGATTGGCAATATGAATAACATGATTAAATTATTAGAATGCCTGCATTTTAGGCGTAAATTCTTCTCAGACAGATCAGCAAGCTGGTATGAAAAGCGATATGATACTATATTAGGAAGAATTTGTATTGAAGCAGATATAGATAGTGAGAAAATTTACATTTATTGTAACGATAAGACTGAAAAAAACAGCGTTATCAGTAAGCAATATGTAATGACAGCTAACAGGCTAAAAACATTAAATTATAAGATGGAAGGATTGAAATGAAATACTATATTTATTCGGGTATAACGAGCTTCTTAATTGGATTAGTAGTGGGCATGATAACTTGCTTTAATTACTATAATTTCGAGCCAAAAATAAGCGATATTGCTATTAAGCATGACAGTATTGACACGCTTGCTACAGAACTCAAATACAGCGACGAATTGAGTATGGTTCATAATGCTGTAACAGTAATACCGGAATTAGAATCAACTACTAATACCACTTGGTATTGCGTATTTAACGAAGGCAACCCATTCGAGCAACCTGAAAGTTTATTTGTTTATATCACTGACTATAAAGACGGCTATGTAAAGTATATCGAGCATAATAGAATCGAATCGAGAAGGGCAGATTTTTTTAATATGGATTTCAAGTTCTATAAAGATGGAGAGCGGAAATGAAAGATTGGCTTACTATCTTAATCCTAATAATAGGCTTAGTAATATTAGAGCCTGCACGATATACTAATGTTTTATTATTCTGCTTAGTAGTACAAAACTTAAACAAAGAAGGAAATAATGAAAGTCCTAAACATACTCATCCAGGAGTATAACGGTCAATTAGCTGTAAATGTAATAAACGATCAATCGCAATCAGCATTAGAAAGCGAGACTGAATTGGCAAATGCGATAGCTGAAGTAATTAAAGAGTATTTAAAAATCGAATAATATGATAAATATCATTGTATATTTTTCTATATATATGTATATTAAACTAAAATTTGGAGTATAAATGGCAACATTCATAGTAATCGTAACAGCAATTCTGAGCTTCTATCTCGGTATGACAAGAGGCGCAATTATAGCTAAACAGGAAATATGGGATGCCTTCAATCAAAAATACGGGGATTTATAATGCGAATAGTTATATTTTTGTTTATAATAAGCCTTATCGCACTTATAACATTTGTTACATTATTTTATCCAACTAAAGCAAGACAGAAAACAATTACAGTATATTATAACGGCTCGTCAGATACATATAAAGAAGCGGAGGTGATATTCCGATCTAAAGAACAAACGCATATTAACATTGACGGTGTTACTGTGCAAATAATATGTGATAGTAATGCAGTTAAAATCAATAACTAATACAGGGGCTTAAATGTCTAACAAGAGAGAATTGATTAGAGCGTATTTAAAAGATCATCCAATACAAGCATCAGTAGCAGGACAGTACGAGAAAATAGGTAAGGCATTAGGTATGGATGCTGAAAATGTAAGGAATATAATTAAGTACAATAATTTAGCTCCGAATGTTTATTGCAACTCACAGGCTAAACGAGTTCCGGTAGAGGTAATTAAAACAAACGCTAAATCTCAAGACGAGGCGGAACTTGACAGACAGGAATTTTGGGATTCAATGAAGCAGAGGTCGGAAAAGTACATTACGAGATTTGAGGAACAGGACACAATCGAATTATCAGTCGGGAAAGGCGAGTGGATAGGCATCTGTTTAATAGCAGATACTCACTTTGGTAACGAGGGCGTGGATTATACTAAGGCTGAACGAGATGCCCGTATAATAGCGTCTAATCCATATCTATTCACGATACACGCAGGCGACGAAGTGGATATGTTTATCAAAGCGAATATTATGGAAGGCGTAATAAATGCTACTACAAGCCCGAAACAGCAGGTTAAACTGCTCGATCATTGGCTTAATCTGTTAGGCGACAGCGTACTTGCGATGATTATGGGTAATCATGATAGCCGTATTAAAGAAACTACGGGTCTCGATGTAGTAGGTCATTTAATCCGCAGTAAAAAGATATTCTATTCGCCTTACCAATTCCACATGAAATTGCATATCGGGTCGCAGGAATATTCGATTTTAATGAGGCATCAGTTTAGGTTTAACAGTACCGATAATCTGACGCATACCTGTAAGAAATTATTGCAGAAAGGACAGTACGATGCCGATATTATCTGCATTGCGCATAATCACGAATTTGCATTAGAAGTATTCGAGTGGCGCAGAGGGAAAAGGATAGCTTTACGGCCTGCTACATATAAGGTAGCTGATACTTATGCGAATAAAGTAGGCTATGTACCATCATCAGCAACTATGCCAGTCCTGATATTCAATCCAACAACAAAAGAGATGATACCAATGGTGGATATTGATAGGGCGGATCACTATTTAAGATTCCTGAATAGCGAATTAAAATCATCTAAAAGTACGAAAAAATAATACTTAGTGGAGAAAGTATGGATTACCTGCCAAGCATAATTGAATGTATTAAAGAAAAGAAAACATTTGTAGTGATGAGTACCGATTATGTTATAGTAGATACTAAGTCATGGAATAGATTAAATCATGTAAAAGGACACAAACCAAAGGCAGTAAAACAGCTATTCTATGAAGAATGCGTTAATTGGACTGACGAAGATTATCAGAAATTAAAAACAATATTAGAACGGAGGAAAAGTGAAACTAAATAAGCAAACATTACTACCAAAATTAGCGTTAATATCCGCTATTTTACCCAAGTCGTCATCAAAGCCTATTACCGAATGTATCTTGTTCGATAATGGCAAATTATACGCTACTGATATGACTACTGCGCTTGAAATACCTGTGGGCGATACTGAAACTTTATGTATTGATGGCAAGCGGTTTATCGCTATTATTAAAGCGTTTTCCGGCAATGATATTGATATTATTGTTAAAGACGGTATTGCGAAAATTACAGATGGTAAGTCTAAATTTGAATTAACTGTAATTGCGGATAATTCGGATTTTCCTGTAATGCCGAATTTGCAGGAAACACCTATAAGCCTTGATGGTGAGAAATTAGGTGATGTATTTTCGCACGCTATCAATTTCGTATCTGAAGATAATTTAAGAGCTGTACTGACAGGTATATTTGTAGAGAATAATGCTACTAATTTGAATTTAGTATCTACTGATAGTGTACGACTATTTAAATATGCTATGCCTGCCGTAAATGCCGACTTGAATTTAATCATACCTGCAAATTCAGTTAAATTACTTAAGCAATTCGCAGGCAAGGATTTATCCATAGCGTCAAATGATAGTATCATACAGTTCGTAAGTAATGGCACGAGATTAGTTAGCCGTCTGATTAACGGTAAATATCCGAATTATACCGCTATTATACCTGCAAGCAATGGTAGTAAACTTACATTTAAAACAGCCGACATATTAAGCTCAATCAATCGTGCAAGTTTGGCGGCTAATCAAGTTACCTGCTTAATTAAATTTAAGTTGTCGGCTAATCAATTAACGCTAATCAGTCAAGACAGCAATTCCGCAAGCCAGTATGAAGAAACTTTAGCGTGCGAGTGGGCAGGCGAAGAAACTACAATAGGCTTCAATTATAAGAAGCTGGTAAGTATTTTATCCATAATCAAAGGCGATGCTGTAATGCTGATAAATACTTCTAAGAAACCTGTAATAATAAACGATACGGCTGATCCTGATTTGCTTACACTAATAATGCCGTCGAGTGTGGAGGGGTAAAGTGGGTATAAGTATAACACCTAAGAATGATAATACTATGCGTAATTTCGATACAGGCGCAACGAGAGATAGTGATGACGGCAAGAATGATTACGAGGGCTTTCTCGATCCGCTTTGCATTGAAGCATTTGGTGATTATATGACGGTGCATAGAAAACAGGCAGACGGGAAATTAAGGGATAGCGATAATTGGCAGAAAGGCATGAGTAAATCCGTTTATATTAAGAGTTTATTCAGGCATTTTATGGATTTATGGGCTACTCACAGAGGACACAAACGCTACGACAAAAAAGATAAACACGAAATAACAGTTAAAGAAGCGTGCTGTGCTATACTATTCAATGTATTAGGCTATCTGCACGAAGATATAAAGGAGAGCAAAAATGATATGCTATAAAGATAAAACATTCTGTCCATACTGGGCTACCTGCATGAATGGCTTTAATTGCGATAGAGCATTGACGGACAAAATAAAGGAAGATGCTATTAAACAAGAAATGCTGATTTCGCAATTTGCCGAACAGCCTGAATGCTATCAGGAAATAATATAATGAAGTACCAGGTATCATTCCAAATTGGAATTAAGAAATTGCGGATAAATGTGGAGGCTGATAATGTGGGAAGTGTACCGCAAGCATTATTGAAGAAAGTAATTTTTTATGAGATAAAGGAATTGGATGAGGAAGATGATTATGACGACCCACAAATCATAGGCGATAAGAACATAATGGATCAATTTGAGAAAATATTTGGGATGAAGATGAAATGAGAAAAAAACTAAGTGATGATTTATGGGCAGATTCCGTATTGTGGCAATTATTAAATGATTTAAAATCAATAGAAAAAGCTATAAAAAATAGGGATGTTGAAATTATTGGTGCTTCTTGTATGTCAAGATCAGAAACAGTTGCAACAAGTATGGTTAATATCTGTGTATCGAAATCTGATATAATAGAATTTGAATTACGAGTAACTGGAAAGAGAGAAATCAAATGAGAAAAAAACTTATATTAGACATAGATGGCGTGATAAGAGATATAATTCCACAGATAGTTTGGGTATATAATATTTATTACGCAGTCGGTAAAGTTACAGAATCAAATATTACCGAATGGGATTTATCTAAATGCTTACCGCTAATTAAAGATACTAAGCGGTTTTTCATTGAAAACGGTATTGAGATATTCGTTCATAGCGAGCCATTCCCTGAAACGCTATCAGCCTTAGATATACTTAAGAGGGAATTTGATACAGTATTAGTATCGCATCAGTACGAAGAAATACGCCATTATACAGATGTTTGGCTCGAGAGACATAAGATAGACATTCCTGTAATCTATACAGCCGATAAAAATCAGGTCACAGGCGATATTATAGTTGACGATTATTATAAGCATCTTGACAAACATAATGCTACCTACAAGTATCTGATGCACGCTAATTACAACAAACATATAACTGGGTATAGTCGAATATATAATCTGTATCACTTAATTCACGAATTGGGGTAAAAATGGAACTAATGGAAATAATAGATCATTTTGATAAGCTGGGCTATCTACCTTATAAAGACAATATGGTAACATTCGCAGGCTTGGACAAAATACATATTTATAACGATTTGCTTACTGTATATGACACAAAATTCGCTCTACACATACATATAGACGATATAGTTCGTATAAGCGATTACAGCGATCATATAACATTGCATTTCGCTAATAAAAGTCTAATTAAGATAGACAAGGGGTGGTAATGGGCGAAAAATTCTACGCTATCTTGCGTGCCGATATGTATAGCAGTCATTATATTCCTATCAGATATTATAAAAGCGAATCTGCCTGTAAAGACGAATTAGCCAAAATACTCGAAGCAGAAGAAACGGCATATAATGAGAAATGCGATGCTATTAAGAAGAAAATCGAAAAGATAAAAAGCGAAACTGTATATTCGGACAGTATAGAAAATCTTCAGATAGATTTGGATAATGCTAAATTTGAATATGAGGAAACTAAGTACAAAATAGCAACTTATGAATTTGAGGATTAGCCGATGACTGTCAGCACTATTGACGAAACCTGCTTATTCCATTATACCGCAAGCCATAAACGGATTGTCATACTGCCAACAAAGAAATTCTATACAAGATCGGATATAATGCGGTTCTGCCAGGCAAACGGTCTTTATAATATAGACATAACAATTAACCGCAAAGAAACTACCGTATGCTACAAAAAGAAACGAATTGTCATAAATATACATCTAAACAGTGCCGCAGGCGAATGGTACGCTATACTGAGCCAAATAATTGAGAATGGAGGAAGTAATGGATGAAAAATCTAAAAGCTATTTTATAACATATTTAGTAAAACATTGGAATTGCGCAGAATATGAATATCATAATATAATAGTAAATGATTTCGATCCGATAATATGGGTTGATACGCAATTACAAAATTACTTTTCTCCTAAGCCAGAAATAACTATTTTATTCTATAAGGAAATAGAAAAACCATTATATGTTATTTTAGATAATAAGAATGGAGTAAATAATGAAAGTAATTAAATGCAATATCGAAGAATGCCATTTCTGGACTACAAATAATACATCCGATAATTGCGAAGCTAATATATATGCGAAAGACTGCAAGACGAGAAAGTATATCTTGCGATTAAAACGAATAAGTAATTATCTTAAGATACAATTAAATAAGAAATAAAGAAAAAGCCCGAATTAACGGGCTTTCTCATTGTCAAACAAGTAAAAAAGAGGAGTATGACCAATATATTAAATTTTTATTATGCTGTCAAGATATTTGTTGTATTTATTTTTATCAAATTTATTTTCTATATCCATCTCTATTTTCTTTATTATCGGCAATACAGCATTATCATCAGTCCAATAAGTCGTATGGCATAATGGAGTTTTACGCTGTAAGAACGATCCTACAGGACAAATATAATCCCTGTCCACTTGTTTCATATCTGCCGGATATATTTTAATCAGCTTGGCTATTATATCTGACATGCCAACTATATTGAGCCAGTATTCCGTATTCACTTTATGTTTCCTTGATACCATTTTCAAGCCAAGTGGACTGCCCATAGTAAAGAAATTCTTTATCTTGCGTTCGCTCTGATACAGCCAATCGTACGCTACTATACCACCCATAGAATGAGCTATTACCGTAATATTTTCCAAGTCTTTCGGCAAATACCATTCTATATACTCGTAAATATCCTTGCGTGTGTAATTATAGCAAATACAATCGAATAGAATTGAATTAAATACATTGCGCAATTTATCCCATTCGAGATTATGCGTTGTTTTCTCGTTTACGGTATATGCGCTGATACCCATATCAAGTAAATGCGAATATCGTATTTCGTGGAAAACTATATCATCTTTAATATTAGCTCGCTTTAAATAATAGTCTTGAAATTCTTTTGAATAACCTTCTTCCTGCTTGCCGATACCATGTATTATAATTATATTAGTTTTCATCGCTGATCTCGAAATTCTCATCTATTACCGGATTATCTAAAATCTGCTGTACTACTTTCTTATTATTGATCCGTTCTCTTTTTCTAAGACATCTTTTTACATACGCTACATTTTTCTCGTCATCAAGTAAACCGTCGTCTTTATGCCACTTCATAAAATCTTCTTCAAATGCGTTTTTGGCTCTTAATCTTCTGCCTTTCATAATAGACCCTTATATAATTACCACTTTCAGTCCATTTGCTCTAAAACATACTTTAAATAGCATTCATCGCTTTCGCTTATTATCCAATTACACTCATTACAATAAATACACATCTCTAAATTTATAATATCGTATTCCTAATAGATTTCTTCACTTCCGCATACTGGGCAGATTGCCATTATTTCATCCCATTAAATGCTATTGATAAATGATTGCCGTCGTCAAATTTTACACCGTCTTTGTTGAAATCGAAGTCACCACCCCAGCAATTCTCTATACCATCTTTAGATAAACTTTTCCAATAAGTCCCAATTTCAATCCATTCTGGAGTGTCTGATTTATCTATCCATTTACCATTTATTATCAAATCAAAATCTTTGGCTAATCCAATAAAATGCAAACTGTCTTTTTTGTGATTCATGTGTTCTTTTTGGAATCGTAAAGACCATCCTTTTTCGGAAGCAAAGATAATCACGCTTGCAATATCTACCGAAAATTTATCCTTTCTTCTGCCGAGTTCGTATGAATATGAATTTGTCATTTCGTACTATCAGGTATCGCCACAGGTACAGTAGGAGCGGCTTTAGTTTCAGCTTCTATTACCGTTTCTTCTGTATAGAATAAGCCTTTAACCATGTCTAAACCGTCGTACTTGAGAATATATACAAATGATCCGATTGCGAAGCAAAACATGAATGCTATAATAAGCAGTTTCCACCATTGTTGTACTTTGATGAGTGCTTTTAGAAAATCAAAAAAGTTTTTCATTTAATTACCTCCAATAAGTCTTTCAAATTAGCAAGCCCGACAACTACACCTAAAATTATACCCAATATAAATACCCATCTTACTGCTGTCTTATTCTTACTTAAAAATAATACAATACTTGCTTTCTCAACTGCTTTTAAGCGAGGGCATATATCGTTATCAAGTCTGTTCTTTAAGCTGGCTACTGTGCCGTTCGTAAGAGATACTTTATCATCAATTATCTTATTACTGTCAATGATCTTATTTATCAGCTTACCATGATTTTGTATTTCTTCATAAATCATTTCATTTGTTATTGCAAGATTCATAAAAACTCCATTTTCATTTTCACCCATGCCATACTTCTCCCTTGCGTTAGCTGTTAAGTTTCACTTTCTTCTATTGGCGGTTCAATTATCGGTATATAAATTTTGATTGCGTCGTACTTGCAATACGGCACGCAGATTAGACAGTCCGTACATATCGCAGGATCAATTCTGTATATGTCACCTGAGCTTATACACTTATCAATAGGGCATGCTTTTAAACATTCCCCACAGTTCCTGCATGAATCCATAATCTGTCTTGCCATTAGTCATCTCCCAGATATTTTATATTCAGAGTTCCACTATTAGGATTAGCAAAATCGCTTAACGGTTTAAGTATTATACCTACATCGCTTGTTCTCATTTGCAGAATGAGACTGTCACCTGCTGCAAAGTATCCGTCACTATGTAGTATGAATGCCTTTTCGTCACCTATTGCTTTTGTAACAATTTCTTTCTGCTGTCCACATAACGAATATGTTCTGCCTCCACTTACTGCGCCTTTGACAAGTCTAAACTCAACGGTTTCAGAAGTGTTTACACCCCAGTAAACTTTGAAAGTAGCATCTATAGCATTCCACTGTGCACGATTAACTATTATACAACTGTCTGCCGGAGTGCCTGTAGTTGCTGTATAATGCCAAGAATTGCCTGTGCCATTAGCTACAACAATAGGTACTGTTAGCCATACATCTGGAGCAGAACATACAAATTGAGTTAATCTCTTAAACTTACCTATGATATGTTTAAAATAATTGTAGCCATCAACATCAAGAGAACGATTAACCACGCCAGCGGTCATATTGCCTATGAGTAATTCGTCGGAATCTAATCCTACTCTTAAAGTAGAATCAGCTGTTGTTTGTGTTTTACCTGCCTGAAATCCTAAAAATATATTGTATTTACCGGTTGTATTGTCAAGACCTGCATAACTGCCGATAAAAGTATTTGCGTTTGACCCTGCGATCATATTGACGCCTGTACTATCTCCAAAGCAGGCATTACTTGAAATAGCAACGCTTGAACCGCCTTGTGTTCCAGAATAATTACCAAAAAAAGCGTTGCCATTTCCTGTAACTCGGTTACCTGCTGCAAACCCGAATATTGAGTTATATTTTCCGGTTGAATAACGGGCTGCCTGCGCACCAAAATAACAATTTCCTGTTCCTGATATGTTTGTAACACCGGAATTATAACCGTAAAAAGTGTTATTACTTGCGGTATTTGCTTTACCTGATAACGCACCGACAAAAGTATTTGCCGCTCCGCCTGTAGCCGCTCCGCCTGCATCAGTACCGATAAACACATTAAGGTTGCCTGTAGTCAACGCATCGCCTGCAAAATCGCCGATAAGAATATTATCAGCGCCAGACTGATTTGTTGCACCTGCTAATCCGATTTCAATTGTGCTTGCTGGGCTTGTAGCTCTATGTCTATTAGGTCGGAATGCTGCTCTAACCGCAAATGTATCAACTGCAAGTGTGTATTTATTTGTTAACTGTGATATTGTTGCGTTTGCAGTCGGAAAATACATATTACCTTGCATTCTTAAGAAGTCAGTTTTAGTTGTATCTATCTTGGCTACTCTTGCAATGTAAGTTGAATCTGCTGTTACCTTAAAAGTATTAGCCGTCGAATTGTCAAGTTTAACACCATTATTCATTACTATTCTATTCGTTTTTAATGTATCGGAATAAGCTACCTGACCGACATCAGTCGAATCGGACTGAATGCTTACAACTTCCTCAGCAAATGTCAATAATGAGTTTGTCGGGTTGCTTATTATGGCGTCGTTTTCAAGATATACATCATCATAAATTAGAGTTTCACCGTACAATTCAATCATATCTTCAGTTAATCTCAAATGCGTTGCATCTTGATTTGTGATTGTAGCTGAATTATGATAACTTATCGTATCATTCACAATATTTACAGCTCCGCCTTCTAATGCAATGTTGTATCTGCCTGCTATTTTAGCTTTACTTTGCAGTTTTAAAACATTTGTTTCTTCAGATATTTTAGAGTAGCCCAAATTCAATTCGTCCCCAGCATCAAGAAATAAATCATCGTGTATTTTCAGATTGTTCTTAATTATTACATTTGTTTGAGTTAATGTATCCTTTACTACTACAGCGGCGCTGTCAAGCATTGCAAGTCTTAACGCTGTATTTATGCTGTCAAATCTTGCAAGTTCTCTATGTTCACTCGCCCGTGTGGTATCATTTATGTCACTTGCTATTTTCGGATATAACAGCGCATTTATCCTGCTTATCTTCATCCTGTATGTTTCGCTGTCTGTACTATTTATTCCTAATAGCCAATCTGTACTATCAGGAGATACTATTGGTCTGTCAACCATTCTCGTCGGTGTTAATACCGAAAAGCCAAGTGCTATTAGTATCAGTATCGTAAAAAATATTATCTTTTTCATTTTTACTCCTTTAGAAAATTATTAAACTGCCGTCTTTGTCTAATATCGGTCTGCCGTGCTTATCAGTCAGATATTGTGCCGTTAAGTCGAAATCGCCTGCCAAATAATCCTGTACTTGCGCTAATGTAGGATTTGTATGAGTTGATCTTGGACTTGCAAATGCCATTATGTTGGAAATTCCGCTTTCATTTAATGTAGCGAATAATAGATGTTTATTCTCATAATCAAATACGCCATTACTGATATGCGTCATCCATTCGCCAACCCATAATTTGCGTGGCGTGACATTATCAGCTTCAAACAAAATACAATTAGTGAATTTAGTGTCTAATGTTTGTACGGGTATTTGCGGAGTGAATTGTATATAATAATTTGGTACAAGCTCGTTTGAGGTTATTAGTGCAGGATTGTACGGATATACCTGCGGAGAAGTAATCTTACCTGTATTATCCTGTGTAAGCAAATGCGTAACATTATCCATAAAGTTGTTTTTGCATATCCAGAATAACATAAATGTAGTGCTAAGATGACCGTCAAGCCAACGCTCCCTATTACTTTTCCTATTATAATACAGGGCGGCCTGCATTGTATTCGGCCACCCTTTTTTATATAATTTAGGCATATCAGCCATAATTAACTCTTTGGTTTTAGATTATTCCGATTATTGATTTCACGCATCAATTTCTGTTGCATTTCTCGTAAATTCATTTCTTTCTTTGTTGTGTTATTTGCCGACTGTCTCCTTGCATGTAACAAATCATTCATGCTTGCTTTCGGGTTAGCGTATTTAGATAATTCGCCCGACAGTCTGTTTATTTCTTTCTGTACTACCGCTAATTCATCTCTAAGTTTAGATGCTTTTTTAACTAATACTTCATGCTCTTCTTTCAACTTGTCATATCCTGACGATTCCTGTGATTTAAACTCTGTTTTTTCAGGCTCTATAACAGGCGGATCAAGTAAGTCGCTTGTAGCTTTTGTTTCTTCTTTTTTCGTTATAGTAACACCCAATTTAGCGAGTTCCTCAATTAGCTTCTTTGCGCTTTTAGCATTTGGGTTTTCGATTTTGTTCTCTGAAGCTATTACTCTTAATTCGTCTATTGTTTCGTACTCTATTGCTGTGTTTTGTTCGGTCATTTTATTTCCTTTTCCTTAATTTATAAAAGGCAAGAGCCTGACCATTCAGGCTCTTACGCATTTTAATTATTAGCCGTTAGTTCTCAGGCAAGCAATACTTATTCTTTTTCTGTCATATTTTCTGTTCCAGTTAGCGGCAAGTCTGAGTTCTGCAAGAGTAGGAGAATCCGAAGCCATTGATCCTTGAAGCCAGTCAAAGCCGTATGGATGGATTGCTACCATTCTTCTTGAGTACAGATATGTCTGTCCGCCTCCGTTTCCTTTATCAGGCGCACGGTATAGCTCGGAAGCATTTTCAGGGTTAGCATCGCCAAACGCAATAGTTCCTGCGCCAAGCAAATAAGTATCGTAAGTATATTTTGTCGAACTGTCAGCATTTGTCCCTGTTGCAGCATACGGCATATCATCGTCATACATTACTCTCATACCATGATAAGTAGGAATGTTTACTTTGCCGTCTGAATCAGGAATGAAGTCAATGAGGTTATTTTCTTCAAGCCTTGCATATACTATCGAGTGCATGATTATCATATTATATTCTGACAATCTGTCACCTGAAGTAAGCCTTGTGTTAATAACAGCCGATGCGCTGATTAGGTTAGCATCAGTCGGGTCAGTAGTAGCTGCTGCATTCGCAATATTATAAACCATATCACCGCCATCATTAGTGGTATTGTCCAGCAATATACCCTGAATAGTAGCAATTAGTCTTTTATTGTACGAAGTCAGCCAGTATTCGGCTATTCCGTTTATTGTTGCAAGTAACGGGTCAACACCTGTAAAATACTTGACCAAATCCATATCTGACCAAGATTGATTCAGGAACGATCCGATAGCTCTGCATTTTGAGCCAGAACGAGCTTTAGGAGTTGAGGTTGATCCTGTAACATCGCTTGATACATTCGGCTCGTCTGCTGCGATTGCATCTACATAAGGCAGATCAATAGTCTGCGATCCGCTTGCTCCGTCAATTACTTTCATAACTCGTGGGTCAACTACTGCTACGCCACTGTTAATCAGTAAGTTTTTGTTTAACATCCCAAGTATCAAATTCTGATCGAATAATACGGGGTTGTAAAAACTGGTTATTGTGCTTTCCGCCATAATAGCACCTCCATTTTAAATTAAACTGCTTTCTATTTTAATCCATTATGGCTCATGCCACTATCCGCACATGCAGACTTTTACAGATAGATTATTTCTTTTTCGCTAATTCCATTAGTCTTGCCGCTTCTTTCGGATTGTCTTTTAGCATTTTAGCTTGTGTAGTAACATTAAACGAAGGATCACCATGCTTAAATGGATTTCCGCCTAATACTGTTCCGCCATCTGACCCTTTCGCTCCACCTCCGCCACTTGGCAAGCCCCAATTACTGTCTTGTTTCTCATTTTGAAACCACTCAGGCAATGTAAGACCGTCTGTTGACCTAAATTCCTGTAAGTCATTATCCCATTTCACGCCAAATTTAGCTCTATACATTACATCTTTGATTGATTTAGGATCAATCGTCCCTGCGCATAGCTTATTGATTTCAAGATCGAGTTTCATGCCGATTAGCACTTGTTCTGTTTCAGTTGCCTTCTGCTTCCATTTATCGGCTTCGGCTTTCTGCGCTTCGATTTGCGTTTCAAACGGTTTCGTTCTCAGTTTTACTTTTTTCTCAAACAGTTCGTCAGTATCACCCGTCTTGTCGCTTTTGAGTTTCAGTTCCTCGTACTCTGTGCTAATTTGCTCAATTTTTTCCGGTGTCCACTCTCCGTATTTACTTACTCTTTCTTTTGCGGCTTTATGGTCTGCTCTTTCTTTTTGTAAAGCAGTATGGACAGTCTTAAACTCTTCCATAGGTTTGAAAGCCTCGTATAAGCCGTCTAATACGAACTTCCCATTGACTTCTTTGTAATACGATCTTAGACTTTCGTCAATTTCGTCTAAGTTTGTTGCTTCAAATTTTAGGCTCATGCCTTTCTCCTTTAGTTTTTGTTATTATGACAACCTCATGTTTGTCTTAATACTTCAATATAAGCTAATTTTTATAATTAGCAACAACTTTTTTATGATATTTGTCATATTTTTTTTTTTATTATCTCTGACTAAAGCAAAAAATAAGATGCGATAAATAAAATTGTAAACTTCATTTATCGCTTGTTATGCGCACTCCATAGAGTGGGATAGAATAGGGATAGAAGATATTAGGATAGAAAGGATAAAAAAAGGAGGGAGTAATGATAAAAGTTAATTTAGTGTTATTGCTAATAATGCTATTAGTCGGATGCTCTTCTGATCCATCAAAAGTAGGAGCATTTACAGCATGTGAGGGATTTGTAACAAGCAGACTTTCATCACCATCAACTGCCGATTTCTGCTCAATACTTGATGCGGAGATTAAAGAATTGCCTGATAATAAATTTAGTATTTACGGCTATGTAGATTCGCAAAATGGATTTGGGGAAATAGTAAGAACAAGATTTATATGCGAGGTGCAATATAAAAATGGTAATTGGATATTAACTGATATTCAATTATAATAAGGAAAACAAAAAAAATAAAAGGGGGTATCAAAATGAGTGACAAAAAAGATAGAGTACATTATCCTGTTTTTTGGTATCGCAGATTAAATAAAAAATCTGATGTCGTAAAATATAGAATTGGTGACGATTATGTTGTTATCAGATTTTCTAAAAATGATGATTTATATGTATTTGACTACGAAAAATCTGGAAAAGATAGGGTTGAGAAAATGAAAGAATTGATTAAAGAAGGACAGGGATTGTCAAGATTTATACACTCTGACAATTTATTTCAAGAGTATAGTTACATAATAAAATCATCCGATGTTAATTGATAGGTTTTTCCATTAGTGTTAAATTATGTTTTTTCACTATATGATTATAAACTTCAACCCATTTTATATAGAGTTCTGGATATGCACAATGGGAAATTAAATTATCCATAGCGAGAACTATAAATTCTGTTGTTTCAAACTCTTCTGGTATTTTTTCTTTTCTCCACTCTCTATATTTATTTGATTCCTCGATATATCCTTCTCTAAATATATTAAATTCTTTTTTTTCATCCATTTTTACTTTCTTAATATCGTTAGTTAAGGTCATCCCCGTTTTCTCGGTTTCGCTTTGGAGTTTCTTATCCACATCCTGTAATAACTTCTTATGGATTTCTTTGTTCTTGTCTTTCATGTTTTGTTTTGTTAAATTTCTTAAATCAACCTCAAACTTGGAGGGAGTATGCCCAGCACCAAACAAATCAAGAGATGGCTTGATAATAGCATAGTCACCTGTCTTTATTGCGGAAATAAGTTCAAGGTAGCACTCACTTGCGGAGATAATATATGTGATTGTGAGATCTGTGGGAGAACTAATCATTTCAAGGTTAAGAGCATGGTCAAGGAAACGATCACTGTCAAGAAACCTATTGACAGTAATAGCAAGTGATTTAGGCAATTTCTTGATAAGTTCTTTGACTTCTTCATCAATTTGCCTTAATTTTTCAAGACAGCCTTCTTGAAATTGCAAGTAAATCGTATCTTCATTTGTTTCTTTCAACCCGTCGTTAGTTTCGGTCATCCCAGTCGGTGATTTGGAGTCCTTAGACTGCGCATAACACGAGCAAAAACGCAGGGCTTCTCCTGTATCTTCTTTGCCCTGCGATTTAGCTCTATCCGTTGTTTTTTTGTTCATACTACAATCCTATTTATAGTTTGCTATTTTATACTACTAATAATAAATAATAAAATAATAAATTCCTATGACTTTTATCATACTGCTTTTATTCCCCATACCCCAAATACTTGTTGCAAATCCATTGGCGTTCCGCCTTCGCTGTCATATTCAGTAAATTGTAATTCGCCTGCCCTGTATGCTTTTGCCCTATCCGCACCTAATATCTTATTCTGATTTTCGGGTGATTGTAATTTAAGCCAATTAACGAATGTGATCGGTTCGGGTGCTTTGCCTATATAAGCAATAAAATTATTGCGCTTCATTATAGTTCCATTTGACATTACTATTTCATCCCTATCGCCTATAAATGCTAATGGATTGAGGAATGGCACTACAGCTGATCTGCAATTATAATGCAAAGGCGGTCTGGGCGCAGTACCGATAATGTATATTATATGCTTATTATTCTCATCTCTGCATCGCTCTGTAGTAACACTATCCAATACCGCAACAAATACCTCAAATGGCAGAATGATAGTATTAGAAGTAAAGAATTTTCTTCTTGCGTCATTAGCCAATCCTAAAGTAATTGTTTGTACGATACTATCGGCATGACCGTTAATTATATTCAATTTCTGCTTAACAGTCTTTCCTAATTGATTTGAACTTGTGTTATCAGAAACCGCTACTCGAACTATACTTAATAATGTATTTACTTCATTTGCTACAATCGTATTAAAATGCTGATCGGGAGTTTTACCTGAATAACTGCCGTATTTAAGAAAATCATTCGTGTTATCAGGTTTTACGGTTTCAAAATCTAAATTAGTTATATCGTGTAGCGACTTATCTATATAACTTATTTCTAATTTCATCATCCGCTTTAATTCACTATCGTATGTTTTCCTAAATTCGACAACAGCTTTCAATCGTACTTTAGCTAATCTGCGAGCTAATTTTTCATAGCGTTCGTTCTCGGTTTTAGATACCGTTCTCGTAAATTCGGCATAAGCGGAAATTATCTCATTATAGATAAGGATATTATTTTCCTGCAATATTTTCCTAAATTGCCGTTTCTGCTTTAATGCTAAATTAAGTAATAATGCCTGATGCAGTATTAGATCATTCTGTATCTTCTGATTGACTGTCGTCATCTTGTCCTTCTGTAATTGTATTGTTTACAGTATTACTAAAATCAATTATTTCTGCTCGTTCAGCTTTCTTCCATTCGCCATAGGTTTGAAATTTAGTCAAGTCGTTCTGTTTCAGCCAATTATAGTAATCCTCGTTAGTCATTCCACCCTGCGCTACTACCTGATACATATCGAATACATCTCTTGCAGGAATTAGCTGATAATTGAAATCGGTATTAGGAACAATGCTTATTTCTGCCTTTTCAGCATCAGATAAGCCCATCCATTCAGCTATTATCATACACAACTTAGTTATTGCTTCGCCCGATGTCTTGGCTATTGTAAGCAGATCATTTGTTGTTAATGCTATTCTTTGCTCAAGTGCCTTACCGCTTTCTACGCCTTCCTTCTCGCTTATTCTCAGTCCTGCGCTTCTCGTATCGTTTTTAAGTGCATTATGAGCTTCACGCATTTCCATTAAGCCGTTACCATTCACGCCTGCGTATTCTACTTTAGCTTTTTCGTTTGTTGATCGTATTGCGCTGTCAATATAGACTCCACCCTTAACCTCATCTTCGGTAAATCCTAATAACGCAAGTATGGAAAATGCTTGCATAAATAAGGCTTGTCTATAATCTGCGTCTTGCCTGTATAGCGATAATGATAGATTAGACTGATTTTCAAGTAGCGGATATTCCGGTTCACCGTTTATATTTGTTACATTACATATAACAAAAGGAATAAGTGTTAAGGATTTGCCATTAAGACGAGGTACTGTTATCAAACTTTCGTCAGGATTTTCTATATTCCAAGTAGTCCATTGCGACGGAGTAATATTAGCTGTATAATATTCCTTGCCTTTAATTCCATTTCTTAATGCGAATAGCCTGTATTTTTCTTCCGGTGTCCACGATTTAGTTTTCTGGTCAAATGTATAACAACTTTCATCGCATAATATCCAATTATACTTTATATCTTTAGTTATCGGATCAAGCGATTCATCCCAATTTACTATTGACATGGCATTATATTTAACTATATAAGGTATAAATGTAGCATCAATAGTTTCAGGCATATCAACCAAAAGTCCTATTCGGCTTGGATTTAATTGCGCTTTATTCAAATCCCTATGGAAGCTGTCAAGCGGTTCGCCATTTATGGTAAATGATTTTAATATCGGCTCAAGTGCTTTTGGTAATTTATATACAGAAGCCTTAGTATGTAACATGCCTAATCCCTTACTTACCGTATCGCCTACATAGTTATAGAATACGGCTCTTTGCTTATATGCTTCATATCTTGTATTTCCATCAGTACCGTCTTTAAGCTGACCTGATGTTTTAGGCAGATATGTTTCACCCTGTAATTTTACTTCCCGTTCGCCTAACTCGCCTGTAACCTTTAGCTGTTGCCAAATATCGTACATAAGCTCATATTTTGGGTGTTTAGCTACCGTAGATATGATAACCGAATTTACTGTTGACTGATTGACTGGTGTTGTCATAATAACTCCTTATTAGTTATAAAATCCGACTGTGGTCGAATGTTCTTTAGTCTGTATTCTGTATCGTGCCTCATCTGCAATGTGGTCTTCCTGATCTGAATCAATATCGTCTAAATTTACTTTATCCTGCATCAAGCGTGGCACATATTTAATAAAATCCTTGCAGGTATTCCATATAAATAAACCCTTACGCTCTCTTGTCATTGCGCCTTCCATCATTTCGCCCATTAACTGCCAGCCTGTTGCTCTACTACCTGATCCCTTATCCGACCTGCGCCAAAAACAACCTACATTTGCCATTTGCTGTGCAGTAGTTATTACCTGATCGGATTGGCTGTATATTTGGGAATCGGCTGCGCCTGGAACAACTTTAATGCCGTATAATTCTTCTATCTTCTTATCAATCTCAACTATCCTTAATCCCACATCAGTTGACCCCATTCTTAAGCCTACATTTATCTGACCTTCCGTCTTGCCATACCACTCGTGAATACGGTGTAAGTCGCCTTTTATCGTAGGCATAAAAGAACCGTTAGGCAATACTACATCAGAACCGTCTGATTCAGCCCACCACCCTACGCTAAACGGCTTAGTATATCCCCAGTCGAGCGAACGGTCAATTTTCCAAGATTTAGGTATTGTAAACGGAGTAACTACATTATATCTCGGATTCCAATACTCTTCAAAATATCCGCCTGCCGCTATATTCCAATCGCCATATAACCACGCATCTCGTTTCGCTTTATTTTTCAAACTCATAATATCTGCTATATAAGTCGGTCTGGCTCTTAACAGTGCCTTATTTTCCTGTAAAGATGTATAAATACGAACTCTTTTCCTTGTCATCCCATTTGGCGACACATCTATAATAATCTTTCCTCCAACAGGGTCTTTATCATAAAACCGCTCTTTAACCCAGTGATGCCCTATTCCGTATGGGTTAGTAGTCGCTATACAGAAATACGGCATACCCATTCTTGCAGACCTGACTGTTGTTTTCATTGATAAATAAAAATCAGGATCAGGCCAGTTAGTCAACTCCTCAAATCCTAAAAATGCGTATTCGTGACCGTGATAGTGGCTTTGATAATCTTCGTCAGTCTTGCCTGCTCTAAATAATAATTCCTCTCCAGTTGACCATACGATTTTATACTCTTTAGCCGATTTATAAAATCTTGCTTTCGGGAATATTTTAGCTCTTAACTTATTAGCTTTTTTAACTATATCGTCAAGCTCTTTATATTCTGTACGGAATATTATACCACGCCAATCTGTGCCGTAGCCTTTACCGACTTCTTTCATAAATTTTACTAATAAAGTTTCAGATTTACCTGTTCCTCTAGGGCCGTCAAGCAGGATTTCTTCAATAGGACAACTCAGGGCTAATACCTGACTGCCTTTCTGTGGTTTCCAAACAATATTTTCAGATTGTTTTATCATTATTTATCTATCAGTTTTTTTTGTTTTGCCATTTCATTCGCTAATTTTACCTGTTGCATTTCGGTTTGTTTTTCCCAAAGAACATCGTCAACATCATCATCATCGCCATCAACTTTAAGCACGCCATATTCTTCAGGATTAAGATCGTTATTCGCTTTAGTAGCGAATCGTTCAGGATAGTATATTTGTAGCCATTTAAGCATACCGTCAACATTGCCTTTATAATCCTTTTCAACTATTTTTACCAATTTCTTTAATTGCTTAATTTCATTAGTTGCCAAATCAGGAACTTCCGTTACATCATATATACGCTCTTGTATAGTTCCCGGCAATATAGCCTCCATTAAACCCATTACTACCTTACTATTGGCTACATCAATAGCATCTTTATAACATATTTTTAAAGTCGGAACATTCTGTACGAGATCAGTTATAGCTTCAGTAGGCAGACCTAATATTGTTGCTATCTCGTCTTCTTTCTTACCTAAAAATGATAATCCTGCTACGATATTAGTTATAGTCTGATCGGTTAGCTTTGTACGCTCTACATTTGTCGTAGATACAATATCTATACCTTTAGATATTTTTATTTTACCTAATTCCTCTTTGCGAGTTTCAGCCATAAATTCCTTATCATATTTAAGTAATTCAGGTTCAGTTAAAATAGTCTTGCGTACTTTACGATAATCCCATCCTAATTTCATTCCAATATCTTTGTAAGACTTGCCGTCTTTAAGTAGCCCTTGTATTATTTCTATATGTTCCTCCATTCGTGCCTCCTGTATTATAATCCTTGATATTCTGCTAATGTTTCACCATATATTCCATCTTTATATGTTCTTGCTTTAACCCATAATGTATTTACCGAAGGAGCGAACGATAGCCATCCACTCGTATAATCCGATCCTCCACCAGTATTAGGGTCTATAGGTTCAGAACCGTCTGTTGTATAATAATATACTATATCAGCAGAAGTATAATAAGTTCCTTCCCAAGTCAAGCCAAATCCTGCATAAGTACCTGGAACTGATGAAGTTACATTTATCGTAGGTGTCAAATAGCGTTTCTCTGCTATTGTACTTACGCTATTTGTTTTCATATCTATTTGAATAGCTTTAACCCATGTTTTTCCTGCTCTATAATTTACTTTATAGGTAGGATTAAGACTTTGATTTGGTGGTTGATCTGGAGGAAGTCTTGTAAAAGACCCACTTATAGTGGTATCGTGCCATGTATTAAGGTTTCTGCTATCAATAGTCGGATCGGCAGGTTCTACCCAATTATAGCTTACTTCATAGAATATTCTTTTATGAAGAAATGATCTTCCGCCTGCCGTTACTTTAATATAAGGGCTTACATACGATATTGTAGGAGTAAACATTCTTACTACCATAATCTTCCATGCTTGAAAGCTGTCATATCCCGACCTGTTTGAATATACTTTCATCCATTTATCCGTAACTGCACTAAAATCAGTAGCTTCGTCTGCCGCTGTATATGTCGCAGTCTGCAATCCTGCCGCTATTACTATTGGAGTGCTATTGATAACAGTAGTTAACGAATTGTCTTCCGGCTCGAAAAATTCAATAGTAGTTGTCTGTCCTGCTTCGTTATCGGTAGCTCCCGTATTATAAGAATCATAGAAATTTACTAAATCAGTTCTGTCTGAGTTATTCCAAGTAACTACTGTGTCTTGCGAATCGTTTAATACTACAATTCCGTAATTATCAGGCAAATCGCTGTCAACTTTAACGATTCTAGGTCTGTACGGCAATTCATACCTCTTAGCTAACACCTTGCTTATTTCAGTAGTGTCAGCGAGTAATACACCGCCTGATTCTGTCTGATTAAGTAATTTTACTTTATTCGTACCATTAGCAAATTCGGCATCTATAAAACCTCTATTTGCCGTCATATTAGCAAACCATACATCAGAACCTGCCGGATGATATTGCGGTACAGTATCCATGCAACCACGCTTTACAGTCATAGTCATAGCAGTCGTATCAACTGACAATAATTCCATAATCTCATAATTAGTATAATCGCTATTCTGTACTATAATATATACGCCTGCTCCTGTAACTATATCAGAATCAATATTGTCATTTAACGGTATATCTGCTTCAGTAACATAACCTAAATCATTCATTAAGCTGTTATGATAAGCAAAATAACCATCTCCATATTGAACATAAGCAGAACCTACATATTTCCATTGCTCATAAAATAAGCATTCGCTTGAAGGCTTCTGCTGTAATGTCATTATATATCCATAATCAGTAGTTGGCGCATACGAATATTCATTCTGCAATATCCAATACGGCACTTCATCCACAAAATAATCTGTACTCTCAAGCGGATCGTTCAAAGCCGCATCGTAAGTAGTTGAATTAGGAGTAGCATATAAACCTTGCCCGATTGCATATACATCCTCTATACATTGTATTTCAACTTTGTTATTCTCGTATTCGCCTTTATCTACTTTTAATGCCCTGAATACTATTCCGACAAGCCCTAAGTCACTATTGTTAATTCTGAATACATCGCCCGGATTAAGCGTTCCGAAATTTCTATTACCGCTAATTGTCATTTTAGCTAATTGGCTTGTAGCTATTCTCAGTTCTTTAGCGGCTACTTTCTGAGCTAATTCTACATCCATAATCCATTCTCTGCTTATAGAAGATGATATAATACAGCCTTGTTTCATAAATGCGGCAGCGTCGTGGACATAAACAGTAGCTTTCTTCCATGTAGTAGGATCGGTATAAGTCAGGGCTATCTGATTAGTCATATTTAATGGTGTGCCTCGTGTAAAATCTTTAATTTCTGTATAATCATTTTCGTCATAAGTAGTCAAATCATCAATATCGTAATTATCTCTTGCGAGTTTAATCTGATATAATCCGTTATTATCCTGATATACAAAGCCGTCAATATATTCCTGTACTTGCTGAATTAAATCGCCGGCTTGTATAGAAGCTCTATCAAGAGTTATTCCAAGCCCGAATCCCTCGTTATATGCCATTACCGCATAAGATTGAAAGCTCGTACCGATAAGGTTTGCCGAATGACCTAATCCCCATTCCTTACTTGTAATAGCTTCTCTGATAATATGCACTGCATTCATCGCACCATTTGAACCGATTTCGGCTTTAGCCGGAAACCACTGTTCGCTAAAATCCGACTGCCTCATAATTCGTTTTAATTCTACTGATAAAGATTGCGGCGTAGGGCTTAATCCCAGAGATGTATCATCAGCAGGTACACCTGTATAAGTTGAATATAAATTTCCGCCAAATATAGTGCCGAAAAAACCTCTGAATGTAGGAATATAACCTGTCTGTCTGTATAACGGATTAGTTGTTTCACTTGTATTTGCTGAATAATAATCTAAATAAGCATTAACATCCTGATTTAATTCGCCAAATTCAATAAATAAATCGCCCTGATAAGAGCCTACTTTATCTAGCACAGAAGATGCAGGAGCAACTGTATTTTCTGTATAGCTTACCGTATATTTTTTGTCGCCATCCCAAATAGCGGTAATTATATCTATTGGAGCTAAACAATAAATCTGATGAATGCCAGCTTGATAATTATCTCCATTTGCGCCAAGATCGCCCCACCATACTACATTCGATCCTGTTAACTTCTGTTTACCAAATATTACTGGAATAGCCCTGCCTTGTTCCGCAGTAGGTGCATTAAATTCTTTTAAATCCGGCTCTTGTGTTTTATCTTTAGGTATTCTTGGAGCTGTAAGCCACGCCACAACTAAAGATAAACCCCATATTGCTAAACTCCACCACATTATACTGCCTCCACGCCATTACCTGCAAATGGACTTCTATCGGGCATAAACGGAAAGCCCTTATAATTAGCTATATTATTGAAATTATCAGTACAAGATTTTACCGTATGATCGCATCCTCTAAATAAATAAATCGTATCGCCTGCTTCAAGTTCCCTAAAAGGTCTTACTATCTCTATTCTATTACCGTGATGCGACTGTATAGTACGAGCTTGTCCGTCTGTCATTTTAATTATGCCTGCTTTATAGAATCCGCTGTTATCAGTATTTGCTCCACTATAATATACCGTTCTGCCACTTATTCCTGTTACAGTAGCGGTATCTTTATAAGCGTCTTTATTTACTCCGCAAGCTAACGAGTATAGCGGTATCATACATTGACAACTATATATATAGAACAATATCGGCCTGCGAGTAGTTGACAGTCCAGGATCACATGCAATTTGGCAAGTGAGTGGATTTATCTTGAATTGTATTACATTGCCTGTAAATATCGTATTAGTGTAAGTAAGATTCTGCTGTTTATATATAGTAACTTTAATATTCTCATCAGCGTAATTGCTTATATTATCCTTAACTATTTGTGCAGAACTCCTAATATCAATAGTAATTTGGCTGTCTTCAGGATTATCGGTAGTATTTATTTTTGAGCGCACTATCTGCATTGCTTTATAAGTATTTGTTGCCGCAGGATATATAATATCGCTTGTATAATTTGTGTAATACCAAGCCCTTGTTACATTACCTAAAATATCGAGGCACTCGAATTTAAACAACTCTACTGGTGCTGAATTATCTGTCGAAAGCTCGTATGTATTGAAATCGGTCATTTACAACCTCTTAGTTATTATTTATTTCGCAGAATGTAGTGCTTATTTTAATCTCGCCTACCATATCCCACTTAAGCTCAATAGTATCGCTATCCAATCTATACGGTACAAGCCAACTGCCATAACTGCCTGATGCTAAGTTTACGCCAAATGCACTTGCTAAAGTTACCCGTAATGTGCCGTCTGTATTTTCGATAATAGAATTTATCTGTCTTGGATATGCTGTTCCGTTAAGCCATACCACAATAGCGTTCCTGCGGTCTGAATTGTACAATTCGTCTTGTCCGTTATTAACTACATCAATGTAAGTATCTGTACTTGTATAAGCGGAACTTAATTGGAAATCACCGTAGAATGTAGGCGCATAAAATACTTTTTGTCTGCCTTTAATATAATGCAAGAATTGGTATAATTCGTAAATTTCGGCAAATGTGTTTTTGTACCAGCCAAAGCCTTTGATCTCTTTCGGTACTGTCCAAAACGGTTTTACATTGACTAAGCCTGTATTGAAATCTATAAACTGATTGCCTGTTTTAAAATTGCTTGTATTGGTATCACCGTCATAATGATTGTAGTCATATATAATAGGAATAGAATTAAGACTGTATGTAGGTAAATAACCTGTAATAATAAGCGGTTCTGCTATCTTATAATTAAAGTTATAATAGCCTTCTTTATGTTTCGTGAATACGGACTTGGTTGTGCCTTCGATAAATGTCTGCCTGATTGGAATTACATACGGCTTAGTATAAGTGCCTGTAAGAGTTTCAGTAAATTCCAGATATGTAGCGTCAACTGCCGATACTGTCACTACTTCATAATTCGTTTTAGCATCCCATATAATTATAGAATCGCCAATAGTAAAACCTCTGCCCGTTGTATCGCATCGTACTCTTAATGGAGTTGAATATGGCAAATTATCTGCCGTTCTCGTTTTCATAGTCCAAATTGGAATATAAAATTTAGTGTTTTGTAGTAAGAATATCAGCTCTAAGCTGTCATAGTCGCCTGATTCAAGATAATATTTGAATGTAAATGCCTGTTCTGGACTAAAGCGCATTGGTATTCTCTGCTCATCGCCATCGTAGCTTTCGATTATGTCAGTTGCGAATTTGAGCGATTCGGTTATTTCTCGTTCCGGCCTATATGGCAATATTACTCCTCGTGTACCTGTAAGCGTTAATACAGGATCGCCACTTGGAAAATCCCAAGTAATTGTATTATTGATTAAATATTTACCAGTTTCCGTAATATATAATTCAAATTCGTTATTTTCAAGGCTTACTATAGTTGTACTCGAATTATTATCTACTACCGACACGCCTGCATTGCCTGCAACATCTATTGACGAATATGTCTTATCTGCATCGTAAAATAAATTCCATACTTTCAAGTCATATTTAGCGTCATATTCAATTCTACCTATTGCAATTAAACTAATAAATTCGCCATCATACTCTATGTGGTATTTTTCGTATAAGTCATCAGCGTAACTTGGTATTTTTACTCCGGCAAATGCTGTCATTTTTTTATCGCTATCCCTCTATAATAATAAGTGTCTGCTTCTGAGTGTAACGGGAATACTCTAAAAGTATCGCTACCTAAAACTATTTCCGTTTCAGCATCAGTGTTCGTAATATTAACTAATCTTGTAAGACCTGAATAACCGATATATTTTCTATCCGATCCACTCATTAAAAATAAGTATAATTTATTCAAAGGAGGAATCCGTTTAAGCTGATTTACGCCCTTCTCCCAAAGGTCGCTTAGGAATTTTTCCATAGTGCTTGCCGTAACATCGTCAACTGGAGCTTCAATTATATAAGTCGGGTCGTAATCGTTATATTGAATATCAGTAGTTAAATTATACATAAACATAGTACCGTAATTAACTGCGGTAAATAATACATCGTCTGAGAATAGCATATACTTATTGTTTGTTGAGTAATTTGCTATATATCCGCTAATCGTTCCGGTTGCGTAAATCCAAGTATTAGTTCCTGTGCCTTGTACTTTCCCAAAACATATTTGCTGATACTCATTACTTGAGTTCTTTAGCACAATAGCATATTCGTCATCATTAGCAAAGAAGTAATAAGTGCCTGCCGTTATACTAGCCATTACCGCAACACTATTTGTATAAGTATTAAAAAATGTACTTGCCGTTATATTAGTTGCCGTACCGTGATTATCATTTCCGCTATAATCAATCGTTTTATCTGTGAAAGGCGCACTTGTAGTATTTGGCTCATTGCATTTATACCATACTAATTTATTCGATATTGAGCTTATATTTCCGCTTGTATGATTTTCGGCATCCGTTATAGTCATTACATCATTTGTAAATACGAAATCTTGGAATTTCATATCCGTCAATGCAGAACTTGCGTATGATGCGAACAAACTTAATGTTGTATAATTTAATACAGGTAGTGAACCTACTATACTGCCGTTATCCTCAACACCGTCAAAATAAAATTTATAAAAACCTGTGGATTGCTTAACTGTATAAACTACGCTTACAAACGCACCTGCCGTAGCTTCTAAATCAACCGTAGTCATTAAACTTTGTACTAAATTTCCACCCATCTGTATTCCGCACGCTTTTCCGCCTGTAGTTTTCAGATAGAAAGTAAAGCCTTGCGTTCCGCCTGCGGTTTCCATTAAGACACCTAAAGTTCCTGCCGAGCTTGAAACATCTACTTTAAAAGCGATTGAATATTCATCCCCAGTCAAGTCAATTTTAGTTTTTGGAACTATAGTATCATCCACTCCGTCAGGCAAATAATAATATATATTCGGTACGCTTGAATATCTCATATATTTAGTTTGTGTGTCCCAATTTTCAGCCGCATCATAAGCAGTAGCGAAATTCATTGCAAGACCTGTCAAATTACCGCTTTGTGTATCGCAAACTACTTCATCCGTTGCCGTACGGAAATTATATTGTGCATTAGCATCTGAAACTAAAAGTCTTGATCCTGTGCCTTCTGTTGTATAACTTCTTTCAGTCAGGGAGCAATCAGTAACCATAAACGATCTAAGAGCCGTTAAGAGTTCCGCTGTCGTTCTGTATGTGCCTACTTTATAGCTCATTCTTTTTCCTTATACAGCATCTATTTTTACTGCGCATAATTCGTAATCTAATCCTGATCGCCATGCGTTTTGTACTATTAGATAATTATATCCGCCTTGAGTTAAAGTGTCCGTTGTCGCAAGTCCGCCTGTTACCGCAAATACTCCGTCAAGCTCACCGTAAATTATGTCAGCTCCGTCTTTCCTATCCATCAATATTATCGGGAACATCGGAATATCGTCATCCTCAGTTTTCGCTATTGTAAGCCAATACCTCGTAGCTGATTTATTGCTTGCATAAGGGAATACGCCTCGTTCCGTTAAATAAGTATAACTTGCGCTTAAATACGACCCGTTAATAAATCCTTTCCATAAACCATTATACCTAAGCATACAGCTTGTTCTCGTATCGTAATAGAATGGCGTAGAATACGGGCTTGTACTGCTCGAATACGGATTAAAGAAAGCAGAGTGGCTTCTATTTACATCGGCTATTGCATTCATGCCGTCTGCGGTATCGTAGTGTGCTGATCCGCCTACAAGTACCATGTTCTGATATTCATCTATTGTGCCATACGCTTTTATTCCACCCAGATATGCTATTTCGTGTACTACCGCTGCCACAATCGTATGTGTCGTAACTATAATTAGCCTATTGTCATTGATTACAAAATGATAATCGAAATCATCGCTAATTTCGGAAAGTATCTTTGGCGGATTAGGTATTGCGCCATCCTGATTATCGTTTGTTAAAGTGCCGTCATAACTTGTAAAATGCTGTAATTTCAAATTAGCATAACTCGGAGCTGATATAGCATCATCGGTTTCAAGTTCAATACCGTAATATCTGTAATCAGTGCCAAGAAAGCCTTTTGACCTGAATATAAGTCCGTAATTAGTAAAAGCGGCTGTACCCGTAGCATAAATATCATTACGCAATACTTCCCAATTATTAGCTAATAGGAAAGTGTTTAGCTTTGCTAATAATGCACTCACGCCTGCTACGGTATCTGTTTCATAAGCGTCTGCCATTTACATTCCCAACGATTGTTTAACTTGTTTTGAATTAGTAGCTATGTAGTTGCCGATAGCTTTCTTATTTGCATTGCTGTTAGCCATTATTGACGGCAACTCGCTATCTAGTACTATATAATTATTTATTATCGGACTACTTGCCATTCCGCCTAATTTATCATTACTTACTATCGTGCCTGATGTGTTTGGTATAAATAGCTCTGCGCCTTTTTCGCCTACGATATACGGATTATTCGACTTGACATCGCCTCCGCCTGCTCTAAATGGATTGAAACTCATAAATCCGCCAAAGCCCTGTTCGCCAGACCATGCTGTTTGAGTAGCTCCTAATCCAAGCATAAAACTCAATGATCTGAACATAATCATCTTAGTCATTAGCTTTAATAAATCCATTGACATCTGATGCGCAAATTCCTTCCAAGTATCTTTTCCATCTGTAATTGAAGCTACAAGATTATCCGCAATAGTATCACCGAATGTTTCAAATAGATTTACTGTATAGCCTTGTAAGTCATCTACCATATCCGAATAAGAATCCCCTATATCTTTAAATGCTAAAATTACTCCGCCTTTCAATTCGTCTAAAAATGAAGTATCAAGATTAGGAGTTTTAACATACACTGCTTCACGCATAATATAATCTTCAGGATATGCTATCTTTGATATGCCTTTAGTTAAATCTCTAAATTTTAAATCCGTATAATCTAATGCCTTACCCGTTTCAAATAACTGCTGATTCAAGAATGCAAATATATTAGCCATATCTAATAACTGTTCTGTTGAGTATTTACCTGTTTGTTGCCATTGTTTCCAATCGCTATTCCACTTATCCATCATCTTGCTTATTCTTGGGTCAATATTTGCTATATCAGTTATTCTGCCTTTAAAGTCACTCAGTATCTCAAAATTCTTTGTATTCATAGCAAACCATTCCATTCCTGAAAATGTCAAGTTACCTTGAGCGTCATATAAGTCAGGCATTGAATTATTAGATAGTTTATCTATTACATCCATCATCTCCTGCAAGCCTTTTGTGTTTAAAACTACACCTGTACCTGCCATTACATTTGTAGGATTAGAATAAAAATCTTCTGTTATTTTTCTTATCTGACTTTGTGCGTCAATTTGAACTTTACCGCTTTTATCAAAATTCATTCCTGTCTGAAATACGAAATTCGGATTAAATAGATTTATATTTTTAGCTTCAGCATTACCAAATAATTTTATGTCATCTAAAAATTGCTTATAATTATCTTTCCAAGATTGCGTCATATTTGCCCAAGCACTCTGGTTTTGTAATATCTGATAAGAAGATAATCCTAATAATCCGTCTAAGTCAATGCCAGTATCAGCTACTTTTTGTAATGCTCTTATTTTATCTTGTAGTTTAATTATCTCGTCTGCATATTGAGCTGTGAATAAACTCCTTGCTCTTATTGAATCTAATTGCTCTTTTAGTTTTTGTATTTCTTGCGTTGCTTGACCCGACTTGTTTAACTTATCCGTCGGCAATGCTAAGTATGCTAAATTTTCTTTATTTAATGCGTTTAATGCCATTACAACTAATCCTATACTTGCGGCAATGGCTGCGCCTGTAACAAAAACAGGATTTGTCAACATCGCTAATGTAAATAGTTTTATATTGGCAATAGCTATTGCCATTTTCGGGCCAGCAAGAAATATTATTATATCTTTAATACCTGTTATTTGGGTTGACTTTGCCATTACATTAAATATATACATCTTACTTGTTAGTGCTGCTATACCTGTAAGAATACTCGCCGAACTCATTAAAACTAACCCTGTCACTACCAACCCGATATGATCCGCTAAAAACTCAAGTATAGTAGCTAATTTTTTCGTTATATTGAAAAATTCATTCATACTGCCAAATGCGTTTATTACACCATTTTTAAACTTAATCATTGACTGACCGATTGTCTGATTCATTTTACTATATTCGTCTTGTACCGTCAACGCATTCTGTAAGATTGCCTGTATTACTTTCTCACTTGTCAATTCACCTGCAAATGCCATAGTTCTTAACTTACCTAAATCTCCGCCCGTAATAGCGTCTTTCAATAATTTAGTTAATCGGATGTTTGTTTCAGTTACACTTCTAAACTCCTCGCCTCTAAGTTGACCACTTGCAATACCCTGACTTAACTGTATCATACTTGCTCGTGCTTCCATAGCCGTTGCACCTGATATTTGTAATGTTTGATTCACCGTTTTCGTTACTTGACTTAAATTACTCTGATTCAAGCCTAATTTCTCTGCCGCTAATGCAAGTCTTTGATATAATGTAGCTGTACCTTCCAAGTCCGACCTTGTATCATAAGCTACTTTCTGTACATCACGCATTACCGAATTGAAACTTTCCTGACTGTCTGTAACTAATTTTACCTTATTCGTTATTCGTGTCATCGTATCTATCCAATCGGTCATTTGGAATACTATCGCTCCAACAGCAAGATTACGCAATGTAGCCCTTAATATCTCTACTGATGCGTTTGTGGATTTGGCGGATTGTGATATTCCATGAATTGCCTGACTTGTCTTATCCGCTCCTTTAGGCACTGCATTAAATAAATCATTATACATTAACTGAGTTGATTTACGCATATCGGATGACATTCGTTTCATGGTCTTTGTTATATTCGCTTCAATAGCGGTCTGTATGCCCATGCTACTAATTCCAATACCCTGACGAGCCGTTAATGGGCTGAATAGAGCCTGATACATATCCTGCTGTGCATTTCGGGCTATACCTATGCTTTTTTTATATGGTGATATTATCCTGCTGTCAATTATATTTTGTATTCCTACACTGCTAATGCCACTGCCATTCCCAGCCGTTAATGGGCTGAATAGAGCCTGATACATATCCTGCTGTGCTGATCTCACTTTTGGCATCATTTGTTTAAATGGGTCAATTAAATTTGTCTGAATTATATCTTTTGTAGTTTGTTTAAATATTGTTTGTCTTAACGGATTATCTGAAAAAGTCCTAACATCTAATGGTGTTTTAAGTGTTGCTTGTAATCTTTTTATATGCGCATCGGTACTAATTGCAGATGCTCCTATTGCTTTCATGTCGGATTGAGCTTTCTGCGCACCTTGCGTACTGATTATATTTATTATATGATTAGTTTCTGTTGACATACTCGCCTCCGCTTAATACGCTACATTGAAATCACTTGCCTGACGACCTTCTATCGCTACATTCTGACTGCCTAATAAACCAAGCATCTCTTTTGATATTTCTGCCATTATCGCCTTTTTCGTCATGCCCTTTAATATCGGATTCCTTAATGATTTCTCTACAAAAAAACGAGGTGCTTGTTTCGACCACCCGTTATTCAGCATAATAATATAACCTACATTATTACATATATATATACTGTTATTTATTGTTGCATTGAATTTACCTACTATCCTTTTTAGTGCTTCCCTCGACTGTGTTATTCCTGCCTGCGGATTTGGGTAATAACTGGGGTCTTGATGCCAAGTGTCCCCAGCTTTCATACCCACAGGATTCAATACCGGAGCATCTATGCTCGGAATCCAATTTCCTTCCGCATAGCCTTTATCTTCCGGTGTGTTATCTATCAATGTCCAACCTACCGCTATTGCTGTTTTCTGTGTCCAATGAGTACAGGCTTTAGGTATTGCATCACCTATTCGATTCATCTTCCTCGCCCATTGCTCAAAACTCGTGTAGGTCTGACCTGCCATTATTTTCCTTTTTCTTTCGCTTCACTTCTTGCCGCTATTTCCGCTAAATAAACAGAATCTGCCTGCTGAATTAGCCATTTAAAATATTCTGTGTCAAAGTCATTTAATCTTAAATACATTTTGGCATATTCCAATATATCTAATACAGGAATTGCGCCAACACCCATGCCTATCTGTCGCTGAGTTGACAGCTCATTGAATGCGTTTTGAACCCATTGCAGGTATGATGGGAGAACCGGAGGGTCAGTCCATTCCTTCGGCACACCAGCAATCTTGATTCCGATACTCTTCTGATACTCAATCGTAGGTTTATGTCTTTTATACGCTTCACCATGCCGCATCTCCCATAGTACGACTTCAGTTAGTTTTTTGCGTCTGTCTCATCTTGATAATTTGCTATCTTACTCGCTTCATCCTGTATAAAATAGAAGAAATCAGGATAGTCGCAGAATACTTTGAAGCATGTATCAGGTGTGAAAGGCGGTAACAGCTCGTCATTACCTACAAGAATATTATCCCACGCAACTACAATATGGTCTGCGAATAATCTGCTTAGTCCGATCCTGCCTTCGCCAAGCATCCATTCCACATCATCTGTTTCACGCTTATTCTCTTTAGCATATTTAGCCATCGCAATCATATATTCCTTATTGCTTCCGCCTGCCCTCTTGATAGTAATACTCGATTTAGAATCTAATTTCAGCTTAATCCCGTTAGTTTCTTTATTCGTATTACTACCAAACCTTTTCGACAAATTCATTTTTCAGTCCTTTTAAGTTTTATTATTAGTAAACAGTACCTAACGATACTCGTCTCCAATTAGTGTCTGCAATCGTGTTAGCCGCTATACAAACATACCAATAGCTTGCATCCACTTTAGAATCCCACTGATTTCCTACTGTACCGTCAACACCAAGCGTAGTAGTTCCTAAGAATGCGGCATCCCATACAGCATTTGACATAGTAGTTGCGAGTGCAATTAAGTTACCATTTGAGCCTTTAGTTGATGCTGTTACTACTACGGTTGTTCCAGCTCCGCCTGCCCAAGTATATCCTGTTCCGCCTGCTGTTGCGGCTATTCTTATTTCCGCATTTGCAGGAGTACAATCTACACCAGCGGTAGTTGTTCCAAGAGTTACAGCGTCAAAAATATTCGTTCCTGCGGTAAATGTTTCAGTAGTAGCAATCAAGTCGCCTGCCGTTCCACCGATTAAAGCTGTAATTACTGCCGCATCAAGAGCAAAGTTTCCTATTGTTACTTGAGTATGAGCCGTATTATGTCCGTCAGAACCGTTTACAGCGGCAACAAGAGCTGCTTGACAAGTAGCAAGGTCTGTACCTACTGATACCTCACCATCCGCATTTGCAGTACCATTCGGAACAAATGTATATACTTTTGAACCTGCGCCAACACCGATTGTCATTGTATTGCCGGAAGTTATCTGCGTGTCTATTGTTAAAGTGCCTTGTGATTTTGTAGTTACCGAGTTAAGATCAATCGCTATATTTCCAGGAGCAACACTAAGAGCCGTATCAGCCGCAAACTCATATACATCTGATCTTACAGTAATAGTTTCACCGTCAAGTGCAACACCCGAAATAGTTAAAGTACCCTGAGCGGCTACCGCATTCACGGGAGTTCCTGCTACGCCAACTAAGTTCTGCATTGCGGTATTTGCCAATCCTAAACTCGTCTGTACAGCCGCAGTCATGTCTGTAGACGGAATACCGCCAGCAGGTTTAACATATTTAGCTGTTACAAGCTCATTGATAGCACCCTGAACGCTTCCTTTCTCAGTGGTTGTCAATGCCGCAAGACTTCCAATCTTAACATCAGTAGCGTGCATATCATTCGTAATACTTCCGCTTGTAATTGACTGTAATGCCGTATCAGCTTTTCCGAGACTTGTCTGTACCGCTGTTGCCATATCGCTTGATGGAATCCCTGTTCCAGGTTTCTCATACTTTCCTGCATCAAGCTCATTGATTGCGCCAATAGCACTTGCCTTTTCAGTAGTTGTCAATGCTGCAAGGCTTCCTACTTTAGCGTCCGTCGCTAATTTGGCATTCGTAATTGAGTTATCTGCTATCGCTGCGGAATACGACGCGAATGCTGTTTCGATGTCATTCCACATCGGATCAAGCGCGTGTTTCATTTTTCTTTGATTGAATACTGCCATAATTTACCTCCTTCGGGTTTTTATACAGTGCCTTTAGTTATTTTTATGGATGATCCTGTTGAATCGTCGTACAACGCAACTGCTTTAAGTGGCTGTTCTACCGTAGTATTTACTCCTGTTGCGTGAGTTGTTCCTTCTGATAATTTTACTTTCGGGAAGAAGAATGTGTATTTATTCGTGCCGTCTGTCATATCAAATTGAAGACTGATTTCAGCACCATTCTTATATTTTCTGTAAAGCTCCATATCGCTTAAAAGTATCGTCATATTGACAGAAATATCTCTACCTCCGTAAACAGAACCGATAGACGCTAAGTTAGGCCATGTAGCATTATCAGTACAAATACCTTTCTCGTTTCTTGCATTGTTGTTTATCGTAATAGTCAAATCTTTAAAGCAATGTGCATTTGCGAGCGCACTGTCATCAGAATTTAATACCACCACATTCCTTAATTGCGGTATTGCCATCTTATTGCCGTTAGTAGCACTGGTAATAGTAAGACCTTGATAATATCCCGAAACTGCCGTTCTGTCAAACTCAATTAACTTAGTCCAAGTACCTGTTGTGCCATTATCGAGTTTCTGATATACACTCGTAGTAGCAACATCAATATACAAGTCGTCAATATCGCCTTCCGTTGTCGGAGCAATTATTCCTGCATACCAAGTACATGTTGTCGGTTTAATTGTGAATTTGACTGTTGACCATGCACCTGTTTCACATTTATAGAACGCACCCGTTGTTAAGTTGATATACCAGTCATCATTAACTTTCTTAGCTTTACAGGTTTCTGCGCCTGTAAATACCTCACCTACATATCCTACAACCGCCGTAATGCTATTAGCGTCTGTCGCAGTAATAACATGATCTGCATTATATCCTCCATGAACGCAACCTGCGATAGTTACTGTTTCGCCTACCCTAAACGGATGACCCGTAATCGGGAATTTAGTTGATGTTCCACCACCTACACTTACCGCAGCGGCATTATCAAGCGTTTCGTCAAGAATTGTCGGTGCGCCTGCTCCTGCCCACCATTTAGCTGCCGCATCAAAATCAGGAGTTAATGTTGATCCCCATCCGCCAACATCTTTGAGCCACTGATATATAGCACCCGTATCAGTTCTAAGGTATAATGCTTGATCCCTGCCATACCAAGTTTGCGGTGCTGTCGTGCCGTTATAGAACATATAATCATCACGCAATGTCTCGCTTTTTACCATTATATTTGCTGTTGATGTGATTATTCCGTTATCTACACTTGCATTTAATGTTAATGTATTTATTCTCGCTCCAAGATAATCAAGTACGAATTTGCCATACTCGTTCGTGAATACTTTTCTTAATGATAATTGCTTCCATTCCGTTCCGGCAAGCAGATCATTTCCAGAAAACGAACCTCTCAGTGCATGTTCTAATACCATGTCAAACTCTGCACCATACGCCATTTCAAATGAGAAATCACCGCTCGCTTCCGCACCTGTCTGAATCAAGTCCTGCACATCAGGATTAGCGGTAATCGTTTTACTTGTCACATTCTGTATATTATGGGATAGCGATTCGCCCGTAATATCGAATGCGTACATTGTTGTCGCAATAGTTCCCCAAGTGCTTTCCTCACCTAAGTAAAATTGCGTTTGCGAAGAATCAGTCAATATTGCCATATTAACCTCCTAATTTATTTTTATACCTCTTCAAACATAAAATCAGTTGAAGTCTTGATTTCGTATCTGTCGTCTTTCCCTGCTCTGCCGATCAAATCCATTTGTGTAGGATAAGTTATTATTGTATTAAATGTTTTCTTACTCATTATGCTCTTAATTTTTTCAGCATAAGCCATACCGAGTGTAGTATCTTTCAACGATACCCGTGTCTGAATTATCATTGCACCCGTATAGCGTGTTACGGTAATATCGTCTCTACCCATTGACGGCTCTACCGCATTATCAAATATTACGGAAAACTGCACATAATCTCTGCCTTGCACAGGCTCGTACTGTCCTGTAACATCAGTAATTACCGTAGATACTGTTGTCGTATATGATCCGTTCGGCCATACTATATCACATAATAACGCACCTAAGCCCGTAACCCATTCGGCTTTAAATTTCGCTTTCATTGCTGCTATCGCTGCTGTCGGTGTCATATTGCCTCTATGCTTTTAAGATTGCGTGATACATCAGGTTGCTCGCTCCGTCTGGCGTATAGTCTGTAACCGATTCTATCATATAAGTTTTACTGCCGAATGTAATTAAATTAGTCGGCTTAATTACTACTGATGAATAAATATAACCTACTGTCTGTAATGTACCTACTACCTCGCCTCCATAACTTTCAGTCGTTTCTTCTAATACTCGCTCCGGCACTTTACACATTTTAACCGTAGTGCTTGTAGTGCCATCGTTATAAGTAGCATCTGCGCCAAACTTGGTTATCAGTCTTAATGTCATTGCCTGTAATGAAGAATAGTCCATTACGACCTCTCAAGATAGTTTGTATTTAATATGTACGGTCTTAATAAATTATCTGCCGCAGGTACTATCGGATAACTATTTCCGCCTGAACTGCCTGCATAACTGATGTTGCTTTCTATTGCACCTACTTTTTCTTTTATTGACGATATATTACCTTCTGTATTCGATATGCTGATAGCGATTAAATCATTCGATAATGCGTAATAAGTATATAAACAAGCGGCCTTAACCAAATTAGCAAATATTTCCGTATTCTCATATACTCCATCTTCAAGTATTTCTCTTGGAAATTCCGTAGTCTGATCTTCGTCATATTTAGTTCCAATGTAAGTCCAGCGCATGTCTATATAATCGCAACTTTGTATGAGTTTCCCATTTATAGTAGCGTCACTATATGCTGAAATTACAAGTCCTCTATCTGCACAAAATGCCTTGAAATCTACGAGGCTCACATAACTGTTTGCACTGGCGGTAGTTCCCGTATCGTTTTGAACATTGACAGCCATAATGACCTCCTTGTATAGATAGCTGTTAATACTTCAATATAATATCAATTTTATAGTTAGCAAGTATTATTTATGATATTTATCATAGGATTTAATTTTATTTGTTGTTATATTACAATAAAAAAAGGACTATGTATGAAGACATTTAATTCTGATACTAATTTCTCAATCGTATTACCAGGTGGTTGTAATGCAAAATGTAAATTTTGTTTTAATGTTAAACCTCCAATAGAAAGCCTGCCAATAGGATATTATTTAAGAAAATTAACTCAATGTTTGAATGAATTAGATAAGCAATTTTATCAAATATCGCTTACGGGGGGAGAGCCATTATTATCACCATATATTGATTTCGTTCTAAGCACGATATTTGGGTTTAAACACAAATATACAAATATAGTGCTAACAACAAACGGAACTCAATTACTTAATAAAATAGATATGGTTTCTTTAACAGTAGATCACATCAATATAAGTCGCCATCATTTTAACGAATCAGACAATAAAAACATCTTTGGCGGATCGTATAATGAGGATGACAAGTCGTTATTGATGGCTATTGATGAATACGGAAAAAGAGGAATTGACATATCTGTAAATTGCGTAATCAACGATAGCACTACTAAAGATTTTATTGATAATTATATTGAGTGGGGAAAATCCCTAGGAGTATATGCAATACGATTTAGAAAAGAAAATGGCGATTTAAAACCCACACCAGTAGAGTTAGAATATTCAGATTATAAAAATTTAAGGCATGGCGAATGTCCTGTTTGTAGAACTGATCTGCAAAGAATAAAAGGAGTATTAGTATATTGGAAATCATCTACATTAGAACCATCCGATATGATAAAAAATAAAATATATGAATTAGTATTTCAGCCAGATGGAAATATCTATGAAGATTGGAGCTACAATAGGATAGTTAATTTATATCCTGAAAAATTTCGTAATGTTTATAGGAAATCAAATAGAATAAAATCTAGTAATAGAAATTCATCTTGCGGAGGAAATAGTAGGTCATGTGGTTAAATCATTATAATAAAAAAAAGAGACTAATAATATGTCATTGATAAATTGGGGACATACTGGATGCCACGATGATTTTGATTTCTCCAGCGTAGAAAGGCTAAAGAAAACAAAAGAATTAGAGGGCATATTAGAATTACGCAATACGCTCGAAAAGTTAGCGCAAGCACATGGTGATAGTTTTTTCATAGATTATCAAGAAGAAATAAAATTACTATTGAATAAATATGTAATAAGACCTTATATTTCTAAGCAAAATATATCTAATGACATAACAGGCATTATAATATCTAACTACATGCTTAATGGAGAAGATAAATTAGATTCTGATAACTTACAAAAAGATATTCTGCAATACATAATGACATTGATTTATAAAGTTCAAAAAAATATTAGATAAATACACCACCCAATTATCGGCAATATTTGATCTTTATTGCCGTTTCTACCTTCTCAAAAGTAAACAAACAGTGTTACTTATCCCTGCCAAAAGTAATGTTATAGTATGACGCATGGACAAACGCATGGACAACAATGTCCATGCCGTATATTGCACTTTTGTATGATTTATGCTACATTAACTACATAATTCAATGATAATGTGTAGTAAATTGCACACATTGTTGATACTTGCATATAACTATATACAATTTGTTCGACTTAACCGCACGATTGTACGATTTCAGTGTACAGATTGTCCGTATAATGTCCGCTTTTTGTCCGATATTTAGCTTATAATTAAGACGAGCCAATTTAATAAAATAAAAAAGGCTACCTTTTTAAAGTAGCCTCACAACCGCTAATCCTAATTTAAAGTCAAGCCTTATTTCGGATCGTCCGCAGTCCACCTCCGCAATTTGGCGGATTGTCTATAATGTAATAATAATTTAATTGATTTGCAAGTTATTTTTTCGCTAACAGTGGCAAACGCTCATTAAAACGAGCATTAGCCTTGACCGTTAGCTCATTTGTTTTCATTTCTTTCATTCTCCAATTTAGTTATTTTTCTTAGATTTGTCAAGAGTTTTTATTTGCGCAAAGTGTTATTTTTCGACATCTATTGCAGTTTCCTCCTTTCTGTTTAATTTCTCAATTTCGATTATTTTACTAATTACCTCATCGCATAATTTCCGTATCTGCTTATAGTTCGGATTATCTTCTAAAATATTGCATTGCAGTCCCCATCCGAGATCGTCTGAGCAATAATATACATTATCACTCTTAATCATATTGTCGCCCTCAAATGGTGTGTTGAAAAATATCTCGTAATATATTGATTTAGCGTGTGGTGTCTGCATTCGTGTCCTCCATCATCTTAGTTGTCATATCAAAATAATATTGACTGCACTTAGTGAACTCGAATTTCTTAATCGAGCTTAACGCATAGCCCGTCTTGTCCGACATCTGCCTTCTGCTTAATTTTAATATTTTCTCTCTGCGCATTTTAGCTACTCTGCCCATCCATGTCCCAAATGGATCATACACGCATCCACACGATTTACATCTTAAGCCAATATACGAGCTTTCAAGTATAGCTTCCTTACAACAGATTAAGCATTTAGATTTCATATTTAATTCAGGATATGTGAAAAACGAATCATTTGTGCAAATGTGTATTTCGGTCATTTTAACAGCCTCGCTAAATTCTTCTTCTGATTTACTTTAGTTATCTTGGTTAATTCCGCTATTAAAGCTAATATTTTCTCTTTGCTCGGTTCTGGCATATTGTTATTACCGCTGTCCGCACCTATATTTACCTGCTTAGGATTTATCCTGCTAATTATTTCTACCAATTCAGCTAATCCGAAATCCAATATAGGCTCGATAGTAACATAGGTATCTACTACTTTACTGATTTCTATCATCGCTTGCATTCTGTCAAGCACACGAGGCGAATTTCTTTGTATTTTGGCATAGTAATAATTACTTTCTATTGTTGTGCAGATGACGCATTTATCGCTAATAACACAAGCGTCTATGTAATCAAGTATTCTACCTGGATTCTTCGTCTGCAATAAATATTTATTATCGTACTGTTCCATGTGATGCAGTGTCTTCCTGATCCACTCATCCGAAATGTCTTTAGCAAACATATCGCAACTCGATCCTACAAATATAAAATTGCCATTACCCAAGTTTGTCTTTAGTTCTGATTCGTCAAACCTTACTGGCTTTTGCTCGCCAAATTTCTTCATATAACAATACATACAGTCGTGATAGCATTTACCTTTAATTGTATTCCAAGTGTGAGTAACGAAATCGTACATATTGCCTTTAGATATGTTAAGGCTCATTTAATTCCTCACTATCTGAATAAGGCTTTGCGACTAAAGGAGTATTGAATAAATTGTCAGTATATTCCTGCGAATAAACACTATATGCTTTCCTGCCGCATTGCTCGCATTCAGTATAATATATCGTACCTGCAAACCGTTCTTCCTGATACCTCTTAACCGATCCGCCACAACTGCATCGCATCTCGCCCATATCCTTTTTTGGATTAAAGAAGCTGTCAAGTTCAGGATCAGCTTTTACTTGCTTAAATTGATGGCGTTTGCAACCAAATATAACTACGAGTAAGTTGATTGCGATTATTATTAGTATTATTGACCAAATCATTTATTCCTCCAATCGGCTATTTTTTTAATTTCTCGTGCCTTATCAAACACATCAGCATTATCAGTAAGCATAAGTTTTTCAGACTTACTCTTAATTTCGTCAAGCAAATCCTCATAACATTTCATACTATCCATATCCATTCTCCATACACCAACTTTCATCAGTTCTAATCTCAAAATTTTGTTATCGAGTTTTAATTTACTATTCTCAGATTCTAATTTTCCTGTCAATTCCGTTTGATCTACCGATTCCTGTAATAATACATTTATCATATCGCTCTGTTCAAGATAATTCGCTCTTAGTGTTTTGTTGAAAGATTCCGACTTGTCATTTTTCATAATAACCCCGATTGTTACGCATTCCGGCTATCTTGCAGTCTTTATCCCACTTTTTCAGCTTTTCAAGCCTGATAGCATTGATATAATTTAGCGTGCAATATGCCATTAAAGCCATATAGATCAGAGCTATTAAGTACATTATATATGTTAACATACTATCACCTCATCCCACGCCAAATCGTCAGATTTTATAATTCGTAAATTTCTGAATTTTATTATACCTTGTCTATCCCTACCAAATACAATGCCATTCTGTTTGTGTGCCAGAAAAAAATTACCTACCAAGTCATTTAATTTGCGCCATCCGTTATTATGTAGTATGAGTATAGTAGGATTGTCCGCATCGTGTATCGCAAGATCAATTCGTTCCGCTATGTTAAGCATATTAGTCCTTTGTTGTTTTATTAGCCATCGCCATCGCCATAGCCAGAGCCATAGCCAGAGCCATCGCCAGAGCCATAGCCAGAGCCAGAGCCAGAGCCAT